TGAGCCCAAAGCTTCGGGGCATGGTCGATGGCAAGCAGGGTTCCGAAGAACCCTGCCAGCAGTGCAACAACAAAGAGAAGCTTACGCACTGAACCCTCCTTAGTTGGCGATGGTAATGCCCGGCGGATAGCCCGATGCCACACCGGCTGCGCCGTAGATTTGGTCCCAACGATCCAGGACGATGTAACCCTTCATCTTTCCAGCCGACATATTACCCGCGGCCACATACTGAAGTTGAAGATAACGAGGTAGCGCCGCACCCGCTGGAGGACGTGGAACATCAATATCGAGTAGATGAGCTCCCGCCGGAGAATTCGCAGCAGTGATAACAGGACCAGTTACCATGGTATAGAACGTGCTCGGCTGGCCTGTGCCATCATCTGGGGCGCCCTGGAGATTCACCTGAATCGACGTGCCTGCGCCCGCGACGAGGACTTCAACGAGGACCTTCAACGCTGGATCATCACCAATGCCGAGGTCTCTTGCGCCACCACCCGCAGCTACGCCAGGAATGGCAAGACCCGATGGATTGGTGACAAGCTCTAGGCCCACGCCAATATCGATGATATTGCCACTCGTCGACGTAGTAGCGTTAGGCATAGCATCACCCGCAGCTATAGTGAAGGTGAGCAGATTATCGAGGATCATATCAAGCTCCTTTAAACTTGGAAGTGATTGGAACCAAAGCCATTACACAACCCTCGCTTCGTTGTTCAGGATTGCGTCGCAAGTCCTGACGGGAAGGCCACGGAACGTCGTGATCGGCTTGCCATCGAACTCTTCAATACGAAGCAAGACGTTAGTCTTGTTCATCGCCTGAAGGTCGAGGTAGGTCCGAATCACGCGGTTGCAGTAAAGAACCGTGCGCCCCATATTCGCTCGGATTTGAGGCGTGTCGGAGCTCTGGATCGTGGTCGCCGAGGCAGGAGCGGTAGGCAGGCGGTACAGAGCACGGACAAGGAAGTTGATAAGATTCGCCGCCGAGACACCAGTGAGTAGAGTGATGTCGATGTTGGCGATGCGAGCAACATAGCGCCAGTCCCTTAGGACATAGCCGATCTCCCACTTGAAGTGGTCACGATAGGCTTGGTAGGTGTTGCCGGCTGAGTCGAGAACTGGCCACTCGCCCATGTCCCGATGCTGAAGGCCAGTGATCTTGCCCTTCGGGAAAGTGACATGGGCCGTGTCGTTGCCCCAGCAATGAATCCAGATCGAGGTGTTCGTCGATGCGGTTCCCTGGGCGTCAAGCACGTTGAACGCGGTCTGCGAGTTCGCAGTGTTGACGGTCGAGTAGCGCGGAGCGAGGCCAGTGAAACGCTCAGGGTTCAGGCCTTGATTGCCATAAATCAGCGTCGCCGCAACCTGTTGTGACATGCCCTCAAGAAAGGCCATAACCTCCGAGAGGCGGAATTCTTGGGTGTTGCCATTAAGATCCGCGATGTCCTTGTCAATGACCGAGTAGGTCTCAAGATTGCCGCAAGTATCGACAATCTGCGCGGTGGTTGACTTGGCATTGGGGACGCCTTGATTGAGGAGTCGCCATGTGGCCTGAGGCAGGCCGGTCCGAACGGTCGTCTTATGACCGGTCGGGAGATTGCCCTCGATGACGTACATGTCTTCGAGGATTTCATTCGTCTGTGATAGAAGCTCGATGATCGTGGCGATCTTGTAGCCATCATCGAGACGCTTGGCCCAATCCGCGTAGGTGATCGCGAGGGCGCCGCCTGTAACTGCCATGGTTTATCCACTTTGCGATGGTAGGTGTGGGAAGATCGCAGCAGCGGCAGACGTCGGACGCTTACTTTGATCCAACGGTTTACCGCCTCCCGCGTACGAATCACCCTCCGTCACCTGCTTGGCCAAGGCGTGCAGGACCTTAACAAAGGCCGGGTTGTCGCCCGCGCCAGTAAGTTCCATAGCTGCCTTGAAGTCAGTCACGAGCTTTGGGTTCTGCAAGCCGTCTAAGGCTTTGGAGATTGTTGAGATCAGCGGCGAGTCGGGGCCATGCTTCCCGTCCTTACCGGTTAGTTTCCCCGTCTCTGGGTCTTTGAGTAGCGAGTCGCGCCATTCGCGCCTCAACGCCCAAAACGCCTCATTGCCGGCTTTCTGCATGTCTTCAGCCGACTTGATGGAATGTTTAGAATAGAAATCAACGAGTTTCTGGGCTTGCTCTTGGGTAAGGCCAAGCTCTTTAAAGATCGGATTGACCTCCTCTGAAAGGCCAGTGTCAAGCTCATAACCTTCCGGTACTTTCCAGGCCTCGTATTTCTCGGGCGCGCCAGAAGGTTTAGGCGCATCTTTCGGTGGAGTTTCACCAGGCTTAGGCTGATCCCCTTCGGCAGATGGAGCCGGCTTGGCGGCGTCCCCAGCTGCGGTAAGAGCGGCTGCGATCGAAGTGTCATTCGTCGAATCCTTCGGGTTCGTCCCCGTCCCCGGCCCATCGCCCGGCGGAGTCCCAGTTCCGTTCGTCGTCTGGGTTACGTCGGTCGAGGAATTGTTCGCTCCTGGCATTGCCTTGTTCCTTCATCATTTGGATGTATGCTTCAGGTGCGGCGTGCATGATCGCTTGAAGCAATATCAATCCTATATTGCGTTCGCCTTCCTTAAAGGCCGTTCCCATCGCGTCGCCTGTGTAAGACGGCGCAAACACGTGGCATCGTTCAAGCAGTTCACGAGTCCAAGCTCGACCACCAGGAGTGCGAAGTAGATCCTGGATAACCGCATCATCACGCGCCTCGATTTGGCGTTCAAGCTTACGCGCTCGGCGACGCGCTCGCTTTTCTTCAGGCGTTTCGTATGGATCATGCAATGGCATCAAGCATTCCAATGCTCTCATTAAGGATTCGGGCGGTTCGTGAAGTCCAATCCTTGCCGAATCGCTTAAATCCTTGGGTCTCTTGGTAAACCTCCTGCCGACGTTTAGCAAATCTTACGTTAACGCCGGCGACCGTGGAGGGAGTGATAGCTGCCACGGCCGCCGACGTCCTCGGGCCCCATTGGCCATCATTTACCAAGCTCAGGCTGACTTGGAGAATGCGGGTGGCTTCCGTCGATCCCTCGTTGACCGCCGAATCAAAGAAGGAGAGGTCAAGGCCCGAAGGGAGTGAACCGCAATGTGGTTCCCAATACCAGTGATAGTAAATCCAACGGCCTTCTGATTCGGAGATCAAACTCACAGGCCGAGTGGCAAGGCCATGGCTCTTCCGATAATGATCGTATTCTCGCTGGATGATCCCGCACATGGTCTTGCCGCCTGGATCGCCCGCGTCATCAGAAAAGTTGTGCTTGATATCGCTCCAAACGAAATTGCCCCATCCTCCAGGCGGCTCGACGCATTCCTCGTGAAGAATGAAGGGTAGACAGCGGATGAAGCGAACTGGCTCCGAAACATTTTGGTATCCCTCGAGGGTCATATCGCGCCTCCTTGCGGCCCAACTGGCCTCGCTCCACCGCCAACTCCAAGGCGGTTCATCGCAAGTTCAAGCGCTGACTGTCCACCACCCACATCGGTCTGCGATAGCGTTTGCGCCCCAACCGCGAGCTTCTGCGCGGAGTCTGCTTGCTGTGCAGCTTCCTGTTGAGCCTGCGCTTGCTGACGGCGCTTGCGGATTTCGGCGACGACCCTCGGATCACGGATGATCTTGGGGTCGTTGTTCATGAGGTAGTTGTAGCGCTCGAAGTAGTAGTCGATATCAAGGTTGTCCATAACCGCTGGGTCGACACCGGCAAGGTTGCCGGCGATTTGGATGATACGATCCATGCCTGAAGTCTTCGCTGCTTGTTGAGCGATTTGGAGCATCGAGACGTACTCAATAGTCATATCCTGGCCTTGAAGGGCGGAAGGGGCTTGTGGAAAGAGTCCGGCTCGTTGGCAGATGGCAAAAGTTCGTTCGATTGCAGGTGCCAATAGCTCAAGCTGGAGACGCTCCAACACCGGTCCAAGCATAATAAGAGATTCGGCTCGACGGGCGTTGATTTCCTCAGCAGTGACATTCGAACGCGTCTGAAACTGGGAGATAGTCTGGAAAAGATCATTGAAGAATATCCGCCCGATGCGCTGTCGAATCAACTCCAGGTTCTCGGTCATGGCCTGAAGGTCAGGCCGCCAATTCCCGTAGATCGACTGCATTGCTGGTGAAGGCGAAGACATAAGCCCTGCGACGTGCGTAACGCCGCCAGGAATCATACTCGCTGGCTGGTTCTTTAACTGGATATCGGCAACGAGAGGAGGATTGACGTGCTTGTCAATCCCTTGCGCTTGTCGTCGAACTTCAAGTTGCAGTTGCTTACAGTCTGGGAGAGCATCCATCGCAGGCGATCGACCATAAGCGTCATTCGCGACAGTGTCCCAACGCGGTGTAATATGAGGAGCTTCGTGGAAACCTCGCTTTTCAAGAAGGCCGGGGGCAAAGGAGCTTCCACCCTGAGGACTAGCACTTCCTCCCCATTCCCAATAGACCTCTCGATACTTAAAGTGGCTAGGGACCCCGAACATTCGTGCTTGAGTATTAGGCTCGATGGCGTGGGCGATAATGACTTCTCGGGTCTTTCCCGAGCCGGTTCCGTCCTTGTATTGAGCGGCGACGCTGGGGGAGCAAGCCTCAAATCCCCACCGTTCAACGACCTGAGCGGTGGTATAAGTGAACTCACGATAGAAAACATCCACCCGATTGAGTTGATGGTTGACGTCAGCGTAGTATTCGCCGAAGCATGGATTGACGCAGTTGATGACATTCTCATTGTCCTCATAGATGATCATCGAGCCTGTACCGAAGATCACCAAATCGAAGTAGAGGATCGCAAGGGATTGATAGAAGTTCGAGGCCTGGAACACGGCCATCAGGATTTGCTCGACTTGGTTTAACCAAATCGCAACAGCGTCAGTGCCAGTGGAATCGAAACGACCAAGCTTTAGGCGAAACCAAGGCGCGGTGGGATTTGTGATCCCATACATCATTCCCGCGGCGAGGTTGCGAGCAGCCAGAGTAGGAGTGCTATCAAGAATATGCTGATTGATTGGAGAGCCACGGCCCATTTGATTAGGGGTAATAAGCCACTTGTAGCGGCGAGGAAGGAAGAAATCAGCAAGTTCACGAGCGTGAACCCACCAGGAATAGCGATTAATCCTAAGCCCAAGAAGACGACCCTCCACATGCCGACGGAGAGCAAGCTCTGTATCGGTTGGAATGCGGGTGCCAAAGGCTCCCGCTAGTTCAGCTTGTCCGCCCTGAATCGCTACCATAACGTTCTAGCTCATAGAGATGACAGATATGGGGGCAGGCTCGACTATTTGGTTGTCCCCAATTCACCCAAGCCCAATTTACATTGTCGACGTGTTCGAGCACTCCAATAGCTGCCTCACGTCCACGAAGCCTGCACTGATCCCCTACAGATGGCAGATTTGGTGGTTGCTTCTTCATGAGCTTCCGTCACCATTTTCAGGGAACGCCGTTTTGGCAGGGGAAGCTTCCGCCGCCGCCACCTGATCCGGGGTTAAAGTCGTTGATTCATTCTGCCGATCGAAACGCCCATCGCCCATCATGAGCGCGAGCGCCATCATGAAGAACTGATCCGGGGGTCTTTCCACCAGCCATCTCCTCCAAGCGGCGATGACGCGCCACGTTTGTGGTCATCGGCTTCGCCCTTCTTGAGAGCGATCACACGTTGGTCCTCCCGCATCCGCTTATGCCACGCATCGGTCACGGGCTGCCCTGCGCGGTAGACCTCAAGCGCCCGCTTCTCCATCTTGAAATCAGACTCTGCCATGTGAATCTCCAACCCATCGTTCGAAGGCTCCACCAGATGAAACGCCAAGTAAGTGGGGTGGCTTTGACATCCGGCATCAGTCCTGCATTGGCCATGTCATTGACCTAAAAGTGTTTTCTGACCCATCTGACCCTGAGGCGTGGTGACCGCACCGGCGATGCCTGGGTTGACTGCTGGAGAGCCGACGTTAGTTGGTGTGCTTGAGCCGAGGATCGTTCCGCCGAATCCGCCAGTTCCAGGGTTCAGCGTTCGTTGCATTCCGCCTGCGGCCTGCTGCGCTTGGTTCCCATACATCGGGGGATTAGGTGGTGGGCCCGGGGCTGGCGGTAGCGGTGGGGGGGAGGGAGAGGAGGTCATCAGTTCAGGCTCGCATAAGGGTTGTAGTCGGCAGGGATTGACTTCGTCAACGCATCGTAGGGATGGTACTCCCCGTGATCCGCTGGGTCCTCGATGTGATAGCCGCCATGCCGAATCTCCTTCGGATCGCAAGGAAACGCGAAGGTGCAGGCCAAAGCGTCGATGTCGTCAGGGGAGGGCTTGCCCTCCCGCATCATCACTTCCTTACTCGTCAGAATAATCGCATCTTTGTTGTTGAATGTGTAAGTGATCGAGAGGAGCTGGGCTTTGAGGTCGGGATCAGGCGGCAGGCATCCGGTTTTAATCCAAGAGCGCAAGGAACCATACATCTCTGCTCGCTTATTGGCGTAGACCTCGCCTTGCGTATCAGTGTCTCCACCCACTCCAGCAGCCCTAGCTCCGAACTGGACCTCGAAACAATGCATTTGCATGTGTCGCACCTGATCCACCACACCTCCACCAACGCCACCTCCGTCGATCATGATTCCATCTGCTCGAAGCTCCCGATTGGCGATTTGGACTTGGGTGGCGAGTTCGACCGTCGAAATCCCCTGATGCCGCCGGCGAGGAATAGAAGCAGCGTCGCGACCACGGCGAGGATAGATAACGCTAAAATTCGAACCAAACCTTGCCACATCAACACCAAGCACCAGAGCACCAAAAGGATAGTCAGGCTCCCTGGCCATTGCCTCGTCAATCTCCGTACCATTGAAGAACTCCATCTCACCAACGCGAGGGAACTCGCCCTTGACTCTGATACGGAAGAAGTCGGAGTCCTCGCCGCCGAACTCCTTGACCCATTTTTCGATTTGCTTTTTGTTGGTGAAGCTGACTTGTCGCGAATCCACACGAGTTTGGAACCACTCGGATGATGCGTCAAAACACTTCTTGAAATGCCCTGTGTTACGTGTTGGGTTACCAAACACGGCCCAGATGATCTGCGTATCGGCATCGGTCATGGCTCCTTCAGCCACTTCCCAGATGATGTCCGGAATGGCCGAGGCCTCGTCAAAGACCAGGATCAGGCGACGCCCATGGTTGTGTAGTCCTTGAAAGGCCTCGGTGTTGCGCTCGGACCATGGCACCATATCGATCCGCCAAGTCCGTTCGCGATCTTTGTCGACGGAATAGATCGCCGTTGGGGTCAGTTTGAAGAGATGGCGGGCAATGAATAGGTTATACCACCGACCGAGCTCGGCCCAAGTCTTCGTGCGAAGCTGGGACTCAGTGTTGGCGGTGACCACGCCACGTGTATCGACCATGGTCGAAAGAGCCCAAAGAATGAGGATCGAACACAACGCCGACTTCCCAACACCGTGACCGGAAGCGGTTGCGAGCCGAATGGCTGTGTTGATATCGATCAGGCCATCTCGAACAGCCTCAAGGAGTCGAAGCTGCCACTCTTCTGGGCCAAAGGAATTCGCGAGCACGCCCTCACCCCACGGAAAAGCCGAGTACGCGAACGAGACTGGATCGTCCGAGACTGAGGCCAACCAGGAGATGAGGGCGTCATCGTTCATCATGCCCTCCGAATCATCTTCACGACGTTGTCATGCCCACCCACGGCTCTAGCTTCCTTCACGGCCTTGACTCGCTCGCTTGCCCTCTCAAGCTTGTCGCCGAGGTTCATGTTGAGGTTGACCTTGGTTTCTTGTCGGGCGAGGCCGGTGCGGTCAGACGCGTCAGCTGAAATCTTCACGAGATCGCGGAGTGGGATATCCTGTGGAGCCTCGGCTAGCCTTCGAGCGATTTCCTCATCTGCGGCCGTGCGATTGTGGCGTTTGAGGTTGGTGTTGTAGTCGACCTCGCTCACAAGCTCGATGTTGAATTCACCAGCGTATTGAGCGACAAGCTCGGCCATAGCAGGCGTCGCCAGCCAATTCCGAATGGTCTGGCCGGTTCGGTTGATCATGGCGCCGATTTCTGTCGGCTTGGCCCCACGAGCATAGAGTTGCGCCACCGTGTGGTGGACTTCCCTAATGCTCGCGACCGATCCCTTAGGACGACCTCGCGGCGCCTTTTCGATCGGGTCGACGCTGAAGATTTCCATACTTCGCCTCATACGCGCGCTCGAACTCAACGCTTCGATCGAGCCAAGCCACCTTCGCGAGAGTGATCGGCCGAGACGCAAGGGTCGTCGATGCCGCTCCGATTCTCAACGCCGTTTCAATCGCATGCCGCTCCTCGGCCTTGCCGCGCGCATGCTTATCCCGCAAAGCCTTGGCGTTGATGTTGTGGCCGATGGTTCCCCAATTGCTCATACAATTCTCCATTCTCTTCAATTGTCCCATGGATCAAGGCGAATGTCAAGCGAAATCGTTCCGCTTGGCGTGGGTGTGGCAATTTGCCACACAATCAGGAGTTGTATCTGCAACCCAGGGTTGAAGTGATTTTGGCGAAATATTTTGTCGGTGAGTCCTCCGGGACCCGGCGAACGCCGGCTTTTGGCCCCCCGGGGTGGGTCGAGGCCACTCGCGGAGCGGGAATCCTTGCGAAAGTTCGCGCTCCGAGTGCAATCGAAACCTCCCAAGGCCGCGCCAAAGGCAATCAAGGCCAAAGGCTTGCAGGAATCGGCGAATCCTTCGGGGCGAGTCCTTCCTCGCGTGTGCTTCCGCCCCTGGTTGCCCTTGATGCCCTTTGATAGCCTTGATATCTGTCGGATTCCAGCGGGAAGGGGGGGGGTCCCTATATGTAGAAAAAAAAAAATCTCTCTTACACACTCTCTCCCCCTATCCCGCCACCAAAGAGAGCGGCTACAATCAAGGCAATCGAGGGGTAATCAAGGGTAATCAGGGGCTGATCACGAAAGCGTGATCACTTTGTGATCGATCGTGAGTTGACGGCTGCGCCAATCGGCCCTATATTAGTGAGGTAGAAGCAAGGAGGCGAGAGCATGGAGCACGCATTGCATTGGGCCGCAGAAATGGCCTGGAGTTTTTCAGACCACATCTGGACGGGATCGGCCACGTTCGCGGGAGGCTATGCGTTCAATGCGAGCAAGCACATTTATGTGATAGTGAAGGCAAGGCGTGACGCACGCAAGGTCAAGACGCTCACGAAAGAGTGATCGAGCGAGGGCTTGACGAACGGCTCGCCAAGCCCTATATTCAGGAAGTCAACGGAGTGAAGATCATGGGACGTTTGATCAAGCAGGTTGCGGCAGAGAAGAAGGCAAAGAACGAAACGCTTCGGGAGTTGCGCGCCGCGTTCAAGGCCGCAGAACGCAAGATCAAGGCTGAGATCGAGGCTTTGAACGAAGAAGCCAACGAAATTCGCGCAGGGAAGGCGCAAGCCAAGGTTGACGCGAAGGCGGCAAAGATTAAAGCCGCTGAGGCGAGGGCAGAGAAGAAGGCAGCCAAGGCCGCAGAGGCAGAGGCGAAGCTCGCCGCGCGCAAGCTGAAAGAGCAAGCCAAGGTTGCCAAGCGCACGCCGCTCACGACTACGGCGCTCGTTCGACGGAATGGAACGCAGAGTGTGGAGTTGGGCGCGTAAGCGCCCTTCTCTCTCAAACTAAGGAGTAAAGACAATGGCAGGTTATCACTTTCACAAATGCGCTCATGGTCACGAATGGGGTCATGAGCAGAGCGTTTTCGAGAAGAGCGAGGAGGAGTACAACGCCGCGCATGACTGCCCAAAGTGTGGAGAGAATGTCCGCAATGTGAGCCGATTTCCCGATCAGGAGGCCGAAAGGGAGTTCATGGATATCCAAATGGAGCAAATGATGAGGGCAATGTTTGGGGAGGAGTACAAATGAAATATACCCTTAGTCTATCAAATGCTGGCATAGGCACAGCATGGGAGACCACGTTCGAGATGGCCAATGAGACAATGGCCATCGACTACTGTAAGCGTCTCCTCACGCGTGACGCATGGCGCTGGCAGAACTCGGAGTGGCAACTGTGGACGGCAGCAGGTGATCGTCTCGTTTCCTCGTTCATGGTCACTTCCGCCATCACCGTAGTCGAGTGATCGTCGTAGGGGTGCGACAAATCGTCGCACCCCTTGACAAATCGTCGCACAATCCCCATATGTATAAGGTGGGGGCAAGGAGTGACCAAAATGACTGTTATGGTAACGATGACGGTTCGATACGAACTCAAGAGCACTAACGCCGACGATGGCACGCACCGCAACGCGGTCCTTACCCAAGAGATCAGCGATTGGGTACAGAACCGCAGGGCGCTCAACAACGCCATTGCAGATGGAGCAGAGGTTATCTTCGAGACGGCGGAAATGGAAAGCCGGACTTCGCACTATTCGAAGCGTTCCCTCGACAAGCACACTATTTCCTCTCGTCGTGACGAGGATTGAGCACATAAGCGTTGAGTGAGCAGACGCGGGGAGTGCCGAAGCACTCCCCCAGCCTGCCCATTGGCAGGACAAAAGGAGTGGAGGCAACTATGGAAGACTGGGATGAAGTGTTCGGCCTTGGAGATGCAATAAACACAACTGACGCGAGGATTTCAGATGGAAACATCAGGAAGATAAAAGATCACATCATAAATCAGCTAGAACAGCAAGACTGCTCTGCATCTTCCCGATGGGTCCACGAGGTGTCCGAATATCAACACACATCAGGAAAGGGCAACTACTTTCCACCTTTCATGGTAAATCAAGAGCGTTGGAATGAACTTGTGAAAAATCTTCGCAAGTTTACGCTAAAAGTGTCCACTAACGGGCGCGTTACCGTGGATTGGGATCACGCCCCAGCATTACCTCGCGAATGGTATTGCATTGGTCTATGAGTTGAGTGATGGGGCCGTAACTGGCCCCATTGCCCAGCCCTCTGGCTGGATGGAGGCAAACATGGAGTTTCAAGAACCTAAAACCAAACTCGCCGAACAACTCGCAAAGGCACAGAATGTCAATGATAAAATCCATGCGTTGGTAATCTTCGCTCGAAGCGCAATCGAAGCGATCGAAGAACTTCAACGCCGAGTGACTGCACAAGAACAAGCTCTCGGCGATTTGCGTGAACAACTCGCGAAGACACCACGTCGGGCCAAGACCGGGCCTGATTTGGTGTCAACGCAGAGTCTTGCGCAAATGGCTGGAACCACAGCCAACATCGAGCAAACCTACGTTGTCAAACACATCGCACGGAAATACAGCGAGGAACACAAGCTCGAAGTGAAGCGAGGCGAAGGCAAGTCGGGACAGGATTGGTTCACACGTGAAGCAGCCGAGTACGCTGTGAACCAATTCAAGAAGCTTTGACGATTGAGTGGTGGGGTGATTACTCACCCCACTGCCCAGGCGTTACGCTTGGAAGAGGAGACAACGCAAATGAAATACGTCGTCAAGATCGAAACCCATTACAAGGAGCATCCACGTAGCAGACTCATGCAAACCATCGACGCGTACGATGGCGAGGACGCGCAACGCCTCTCGGAACTTCTTGGCGTTGACGAAATGGATCATTTACCTTTCACGCGCAAGGCAACTCCGTGCATTCGCGTGCGAACCTTCGGCCCTCTCGGTGACTTGACCATTCCAATGGACAAGATCGAAGCTGTCGGGGAGGAAATTCACAGAGCGCTAATCGAGATGGCGCAGGATCAAAAGGTCACCAAAATCCGATGAACAAGAGCAATCTTATATGTGGCATTCTCGCGGCAATCTGTTGGATAGCCGTTTGGCTTTTCCAACAAAGAAAGCCTGATCGCCGATAAAACTCTAGGTTGTAGGGTACAACCCAGAGACGTGTGACAATTTGCGCATTGACAAACCGCTCCCTACCCGCTATATTGAGTGGGTAGGGACAAAGGAACGACCAATGAAACCCCGAACTCTAGAGCAGGCAAAAGCAGCTATCAGGAACATACTTAAAAGAAAAGGTATCAAATCGAGCATGATCTCAAGACATGAGTTCGAACGCGCGGCAAGAGCAGTTCTTGCTGCACAAAAAGAGAAGAAAGCATGAATGAGTTCTTCTTCGAAGGCAACCGCTCCGGGGCCTTGCCTCCCTGTGGCCAAATCGTTCCTCATGGAACCGACGACCACATGGCGCGTGCGCCCTACACCGGCGATCCAGACAAACTCCTGTCAGGCACCGCCGCTTGGCTTGACAAAATCCGAGGCGTTTACGCCAGCGGGCGAGAGTGCCCAAATCAAAGGTGGTACTAATGGGTGATCCAGAAAACGACCCACACAAATCCCCTGACCTACCGTTTCCAATCCTTCCAACGAGGCCGGAGGACTTTCCACCACAACCAGAGCCAAAGCCCGAACCCGAACTTCCTGCTACCCGCCCACCCGGCGAAAGCTGATTGTTGAGTGGTGAGGGCGTTCGCGCCCTCACTGCCCAGCAATCCCGCTGGCGGTCCGGTGCACAGGGCTGTAGTCCCAGGCAAGACCTTAAACTGCCTAAACGGAGTAAAACATGCCTGAATACCGAATCCCGATAGCGAAAGCGAAGGGAAAGTTTGTAACCATCTCAACGGACGAAGGTTCACTCCCCGACGAGGTCTACACGTACGCGATGTACCTTGGCCTCAAGGCGTTGATGAACCGTGGAATGACTACCATCAAGCGGGAGACGTTCGCCAGCGCCGCCGCTTACGAAACCGCCATCATGGAGGCTGCTGAGAAGCAGAAGACGATGGCGCTTGAAGGCAAGACCCGCATCGTCGGCATGGGCAAGTCGGCTTCCGCCAAGAAGTCTGACCCGATCCATACCGAGGCCGTTCGTCTGGCAAAGAAGTACGCTCGCGAACAGGTCAAGGCTCAGAACGAACTGATCGAAGATCGTGCGGCACGCACCAAGCTTTCCACGATCTCGGCGGCGGAATGGACGCGTACCGCCGAAGCGTACATCTCCAACGATCAGGATACGTGGTATGCGGCCGCTCGCGACAGTCTGGCCAAGGCTGCCGTGAACCCAACCAAGGGCATCGACTTCATGCCGCAGCCCGACGCCAAGCTGGTGAAAAAGGCAGAAACCGCCAGGGCCGAAAAGTCCAAGGTGGCCAAGGCCAAGGCCGAAGGCAAGACCGCGCCCAAGGCACCACCGGTCAAGGCCAAGCCTCGCAACCCCGCCCATGGAGTCAACAGCTAAGTCTTTGGGCGTAAGCGCCCCTTGACAAACGGGATTGGGATCACCATATCAGGTCTAGCTAGCTAGGTGATACCCAATCCCACACAATGGAGTGAACCATGTCTTTCGATATCAAGCTCACGATCAACACCGACAATCTTGAGGTTGCTATGCTTATGGAACGCGTTCTTGGCCCTGTTGCCAACGCTCTCGCCGAAGCCATCAAACCAGCAATTGAAGAACTTCGCTCGGAGGTGACCACGGCCAACGCGATCCTTGAAGCGTCACGTCGAGACTACGAGAACGTCAACAACCAGCGCATCAATGCGTTGAACGAGAACGCGAACCTGATCGTCGAGAACGCCGCCCTTAAGAGTAAGCAGGAGGCCGACGTGGCGGAAAACCTCCGGCTTATTGGCGAGGTCGCAACTCTCAACGAGAAGATTGGGGAGTATAAGGTCGAAATCGAGAAGCTTGTCACGGATGGCAACGCTATCGCGGCCAAACTGCGGAAGGAACGAGACGACGTTAAGAAGGAACTGGAAGAGGCACAGGCCAAGCTGCGAAACTTCGCTACCCGTGTCCACGACATCCAGCTTCTGCTCGGCAATATGTAACATCACGTGGTTGAGGCAACATAAGAGCAAAACCAGCTAAAGTCCAACCAAACAGTTTTGTGTTACCTAAGGGGTCGCCCGATCAGCGACCCCTTTCGTTTGCCCTAATTGCCCTTGATTTGGCGAAAATCGGTGAACTTTTCACTTGACTTTCGGACCAAAGTGTGCTATACTACTTTGTTACGCTGAGAAAGGGGGCAGAAAGGTGTGTTATGGACCGTTTACCACTTCCGATAGAAATCGATGCCAAGCCGTTTGGAGCACCTCTACGTCGCTCGGCGGTAGTAGAGCTACCCCCACCGCCCACCGAGGTCGAAACCGAACCCAGCCCCGATCTAATCGCGGCCTTAGAGGTGTCTCTCGGCGACCCGCTCCACGAACTAGCCGCCTTGCTCCGCAAGATGAACATTGAACAAATGTGGGCGTTCTGCACCGGTATCGGGCAACCCAATCTTGAACGGCCGTTGATCCAGTGGGCGAAAGCCTACATGGGCGAGAAAGTTGAGGAAAGAGTGGCCACAATGAAAAGGCGCGCATGATGGGATGGGATTTTTCAGAACCGATCGTGTGGAATGTCGAGGCTATTGTTAAAGGCAAGCTTCGAGACGATGTTTTGGCCATGCCTTGGGAAAGTTATGTTGTTTATCCTGTAGGTGTTCAAGGGTGGCACGCTGAACAGGAATATGATGCGTCTTTGGAGGAATGACATGGAACTTCCTGACCTTCCAGACGAATGGCGGTTAAAGTCCCTCATTGAGAAGGAGGGTCTGTGGCTCGCCTATGTCTACACCGATGATTACTGGATACAGGCCACAGGCTCAACCCCACGTTTCGCTATGCTCGACGCGATACAGCGGATTGAAAACGAGGCATGGCATGAAACCCTACGCTATGTCCATCGCGAGGCTGCGTCTGGCCCCAACCTCATCAAAATTCTCAACATTCAACCCGTCTCAAAGGAGCGTAGAAGGGCATGACCCGCCTCAAATACGAAACCAAAGCCGGACAATTCAGCGAGGGTGAGACTTACTCCCAACTCGTTGAATACCTTCGGCTTGCCTCTGAAGCGGCCTACGCCATAGGCCACAACTCGAAAGCTAACGATGACTGGACGCGGGGACAGGGCTTCCTTGCTGTAGGCCAGATGCTTGAGAAGACCACCAACATGGTTACAAAGCTAGCAACCCAGAAACGAGGAAAGATCATAGTGTCATGAGCCACATGTTTGAAACAGGTCCGCACGACCCAGAACGACACCCACCGAGGGCAACCCGTTCGCTCCGTATGTTCTGTGGTCACTGCTCAAATATGCACATCATCTGGTATGACGGCGACAAGGTCATATGCGAGGTAACGGTGTCTCAGGAACAACTCGCGGAGTGGGCTTGTGATCCACGCTTCGCGGCCGCAAGGAGTAGCCATGGAACCAACTGAAGAACAAGTCTCAATCGTTGATCGGGCGAAGGAAAATGGCAACCTGCAAATCACGGCCTATGCCGGGACCGGGAAGTCTGCAACCCTGTCCATGATCGACTACGCCTTGCCAGTCAAGCAACGCCTCTACATTGCGTTCAATAAGCGTGTTGTAGAGGAGATGCAGAAGGTTGACCAGAAAACCGGCAAGCCGAAGGTTCGCACCACAACCGACTGCCGAACCATCAACTCAATCGGCCATCGGGTTTGGGCCAACACGATAAGTGCCAAGATCACGCTTGACCCCAAGAAAACCCTCAGCCTTTTCAAAGCCTATGCCGATACTCGTTCAAAGGACACTCAGGCCCTCCTTTGGGAGTATTACGATGACGTGAAAACCGCCGTTGATCTCGCGAAAGCCTTTGGTTTCATCCCCGAAGGTGTGAGGTCATGGGAGAAACGTTTAATGGACGAGGACGAGTTCTTCGATTGTCTCGAAGACGGCCTTTCCCCTGTCACTGCCGCCGCAGTTGATACTATCCTTCGCGCCTCGATCGACCAAGCGTATAAGGGCAACCTGGACTTCAACGATCAACTCTACATGCCCACGCTGTTTGGTGGTGCCTTCCCCCGCTACCCCCTCGTTATGGTTGACGAAGACCAAGACCTTTCCCCAATCAATCACGAAATGGTGCGGAAGCTCGTCAAAGGCAACCGTCTGATCGCGGTTGGCGATCCTTACCAATCAATCTATGGTTTCAGAGGAGCGATGCGTGACGGCATGGCACGACAACTCATGGCCCACGAAATGGACACACGAAGACTTTCAGTGTCCTTCCGATGTCCCTCCGCCATCGTGGAAAACGCTCGCTGGCGAGCCCCAGGCTTTCAGGCACTTAACTCAGGAGGTGTCGTTCGAACGCTTACGTCTTTGGGAACAGGAGAGATTGCTGAAAATAGCGCGATCATATGCCGAAACAATGCGCCTCTCTTTCGATGCGCTATACGTCTCCTGTCTGCTGGACGGTCTGTGTCAATGGCAGGAACAGATATTGGGCCAAAACTACTTGGAATCCTTAAGCGTTTTGGGGACGAGAGTATGGAGCGACCCTCAGTTCTCAGCGCCATTGAAAGCTGGGAAGTTAAACGAAGCGATTCTAAAACGTCGGCTGACACTGCGGACTGCCTCCGCGTCTTCGCGAACCTCGGATCGACCCTTGGTGCGGCTATTGCTCATGTTGAGCATCTGTTTCGACAGAATGGCCGCATTCACCTCACGACAGGCCATAAGGCTAAGGGCCTTGAATGGGAACACGTATACCATCTCGACCCATGGAGATTGGGTGGAGAAGAACAGGATTTGAATTTGCGGTACGTTATCCAGACACGTAGCGCGAATGAGTACACTGAAATTGATCTGGACGGAGTTTATATATCATGATCAATGACGACCCCGAAGACGACTACATGGACGTGGAAGGTGTTGACCCATGCGTGAGCTTATCAAGAAAATCATCGCTTGGTGGAACTCTGGTTGGGAGAAAGGACTCTGGCCATGACTGATGAGCCTCCTTCACAGATGTTCCTCGGCTACCAGAACCGCGAGGAACTTGCGCAGCGCGCCTTGGACTCTGGTATGAGTCAAGTCGAAGCGGGCGAGTACGCTGAACTGGCAACCACCCGATGCATAGATGCAACACCAACCGACTTCGCTCAACTCCTCTTCCGCGCCGGCTACTTTGATCCCAACGACTTCCTGCGCGATCTGGTGCCCGGTCAGCAAGATGCAATGCCCGCACAAGAGGGGCCCCGAAATGAAACCAGAGTGGAAAGCTGAAATCCTGCGTATCCACGAGCAGGCCATCAAAAAGACCGGTATTCGTCCGTGGACATACGAGGATATCCGTTTCCTTGCGTTGGCGCTGTGCGGCGAAGCCGGCGAACTGGCCAACATGCTCAAGAAGCACTGGCGCGGCGATGCTGTGCCGTTGCCTGAAGTCGATCCGGCAGTGCATGCCGAGCTGGCCGACATTCGGGTCTATCTGGAGCTGCTGGCCACAGCGTTGCACTGTGATCTGGACGAAGCTGTACAGACCAAGTTGCCGCACATCCGGCGCAAGTTTCTTCTTTCGGAGCCGAAATGAACAGCTCCGACCAGCAGGCGCAGTATGTCCTGCGCTGGGTTAAATCCAACTAGGGATCGCGATCCCTCATACAACTGGAGTGATAAGGATGATTTTCTCCTGGATACGACGAAACCTCGATCTCGACGGTGATAGGGAGTTTCTCGATGAGCAGATCGTAGCGCTTTGGGGTGAGGTCCATGAGCTCAACAAACGGCTTGCGATCCAGAACCAGGCAATGGGTCGCATTATTGCCAAGCTCGATCCAATGTTCGTCAAGCCCGAGGTTCCACCGACCTCCGTAGAGTATCGAACATCAGAGGAGTTGAAGCAAGCGCAGGCAGACTATGCCAAGCGCTTGGAGGAATCTAACCGTCTCGGTGAGGAGGCCATCAATCGCATCGTCGCAGAACATGACGCAAGGAGCAAACATGGTTCCGGTTCGCAAGGAACTTACTGATATCGAAGCGACCGTCTGTGGACAAACCGAAAAGGCCATCCGGCTCTTCGACGGTAAGGTAACGGAATGGGTGCCTAAGCAGTTCGTTGAAGACAACGGCGATGGCACCTTCACAATACCTGTTTGGCTAGCCCAAGAGAAAGGATTCATTTAATGGCAGTCTCGATCGATCGCGCCGCATACGCGACTGAGTATGAAATCTTCGATCGAGCCCTTGCTTCAGAGCGCGGCATACTGGTCTATCGCGAGTCGGAGGCAAAGTGTTTCGATCTTCGCTTCCGACTCAACAAGGCCCGCCAGCTAGATCGCGAGCTTAACCGCCGCATTTACCGAGACGATCCGTTGCACCCAATGTACGGGCGGTCTGAATACTCAGCGATCGTTATTAGGATCGAGTACAACGTGGCGGGTGATAGATGGTACTGTCGGCTGGAGAAGGCAATCATCGAAGACGTTGAGATAGAGGACATCCCACCTCCAGGCACGGAGGAAGAACCTGATGAAATGGACCAGACAGCAGATTGAGGACATTTGGAAAGAAGCCGAGGGCCAGTCGGTTGGTGTAGCCGTTCAAACCGACTCTCCCGTCCAAGTCCTCAACGATCTAGTCGAGGTACGCCTCGACCTTAACCGTCCGGAGTTGTACCAATTCACCATCCACGTCTCGCTCGATAGGGTTTGGGTGCTTCGGGGCCGAGCGGTTAAGACGGATGGTGAGTATGAACCAATGGAGGAGTGAATATGTTTTGGATTATTATTGGTGTGTGTGTGTGTGTGTTATTCTTGTACTGGTGGGGCTTAGTGAAATTGACAATGTACGAGGATGACGTATGAAAGAAGACCCCGTTATCGAAGCGCTGAACCGTGCGCCACAGGACGTAACCGAAGACGATATGGTGAAGATCATCACGTTCCTTCGGCAGTCTCGCGCTAGCATCCAATCCGGCGTTAAGCCCAAGAAAGAGGGCTCTGACGTCGATCTCGTCAAGGTTCTTGGGATCAAACCCGAAACCGGCAAGATAACACGAAGAGGCTAAAATGGAAGATACTGTGCTTGAGGGATCAAAGATCGAAGTGCTCGTTCAAATGGCTATAACCATGAGCAAAACTCCACTTGAGGGGTTTTGCTTAATCACAATGGCGGCTAAGATGTTTGCTGAACGTTATAAAAGGGACCAAGCTGACATGGAAAAATTAACCCTGGTAATGAAGGAGATAATGGAAAATTACGAGGCCGTCTTTGTTTCGAGGTCAAGTGAGAGCAATGAAAAGCACTGAAGGCTTCATTGAAGGTACTCAAATCCGCTGGGCTTGGGATGCAACCTGCATCTCAGCCTTCAAACGATGCCCTCGATACTATCAATATCGGTATATCTTGGGCTGGACTGGTGACAGTGGTATCCACATTCGCTGGGGCAACGAGTTTCACAAGGGGCTGGAGGATTACGACCGTCACCTCGCAAGAGGTCACTCTCATGTCCAAGCTTTACACTTCACCCTTCGAAGCACTTTGGAACGTATCAAGAATTGGGAACCAGAGCCCCAGACAAAGAGCGAGGAGGTCAAGAGCAAGCCTAATCTTATTAAGTGTATCGAGTGGTATATCGATCATTACCACCCGGACCCGGCGCAGACGTACATCCTACAAAATGGCGATCCTGCGGTTGAACTCAACTTCAACTTCCCTTTGAGTTTCGGGCCAAACTTAGGACTGCACAATGAGGAACCAGGGCAGCCTTACCATCTTTGTGGTTATCTGGATAGGGTCGTTAACTATAATGACGATCTCTATGTCATGGACCGGAAAACTACAAGCTCTACTCCTGGGTCGTACTATTTCGACAAGTTCGACCTCGATGACCAAATGTCAGCTTACAACTTGGCCGCCAAGGTCCTGCTCAAGAGCCCGATCCGTGGAGTAATCGTCGATGCAATGCAGGTTTCGACCCAGGCACCGAAACCTGTTCGGTCTTTCACCTATCGCACCGAAGAGCAACTCGAAGAGTGGCTTGAAGAGCTTCAAATCTGGCTTCGTCAGGCCGAGGTCTACGCCCTCGAAGACTATTGGCCTATGAACCTAACTTCGTGTGACAAGTATGGAGGATGTGAATTCAGGAAGATTTGCTCGAAATCCCCAAGCGTTCGCAATCGCTTCCTTCATGGAGAGATGAAAAGGGAGGAACTATGGAACCCATTGAATCCCCGTTAGGAATAAGTCTACTATATGTGGTAAAAAAGGCAACATATGCCTTTGATGGCAGTTTGGTGGTTGATCTTGGTAGCGGTAGCATTAGCTTCGAGATTCCAGATGGCTTCTATGTGGAACCTAATGCTAAAGTTCGCTTGATATTGGAGATAACGAATAATGCCAAGCCTTGAAGACCACCAATCCCGCGACTTCACCAAGCTCCTCGTCATCGGAGACAGCAAAACCGGCAAAACCGGAAGCCTAGCCAGTCTAGCTCTTGCTGGCTACAAACTCCGCATCCTCGACTACGACAACGGACTCGACATTCTACGTCAAGCCATCAGTCGAGTCGATAAGTCTAAGCTTGCGAACGTCGACTACCGCACCCTACGCGATAAGCGCGTTTGGATCAACAACGAGTCCGTGATCAAAGGCACGCCGACTGCCTTCGCCAATGGGCTCAAGATGCTCGATCGATGGAAGTATAAGAAAGATGACAAAGAAATCGACCTTGGAGTCCCAGCTGAGTGGGGGCCAGATACAATCTGCGTCATCGACTCTCTCACCTTCATGTCCGACGCCGCCTTCGATCATCGCGAGCCGCTTACGCCACGCGGCAAATCTGGCGATTACGACATGCGAGCCGTCTATGGCGACTCGCAAGACGCGATTGAGAACATGCTGGCACTTCTGACAGGCGAGACGTTCCGCACGAACCTGATCGTGATCGCTCACGTCAATTATCAAGACAACATGGATGGCACGAAGAAAGGCTATCCAGTTTCTGTAGGGCAGAAGCTATCGCCGAAGATTCCGACCTACTTCAACAACTACGTCCGGTTCACAAGAAAAGGAGGTGTACCAAAGATCGAGACCAAATCATCGCCAATGTTTGATCTCGCCAATGCCAAGCCGTTCGATCTCGACAAGGACTTCAACATCGAAGATGGCATGGCCAAGATATTCGAGGCACTACGCACATGAAGGTAACCGTCACCCAATGGATGCAGGTAACTATGATCAAGACCGTCGAAATTCCAGAAGGAGTTACTTCTGAGATACAAGCAAAAGACTATGCATATGAGCATGGTCAATGGTCAATCGCCAAAATCCACGACACTGAATGTGCAGAATGCGAGGTAGATTACACGTGAGAGACCTTCCCGAAGTCTACGAGTTGATCAAGCAACTCGAATATTACTACAACATCGCCCTCAATATCAAGAGCAACCTTGAGAACGTCGCGGGCGCCGTCGGGGAACCATCACCACATCCAGCGACGGAACGCCGGTTCCTTAAGTTTAAGGAACAGGTCGATCAGCACATCGCCGAGCTGATCGATGAACTTCAACACGCGAAGAATGGAGCACTGAACTCATGAACTCACCCTCCTTTTCAAACATTATGAACAAATCCTGGGACGACGTCGAGGCACCAAAGGCTATGCCGGTCGGTTCCTACCTCTTCGTTGTCAAAGGCCTACCGCGCCATGACAAGTCCACAAAGAAGGGCACGGAATATTATGAATTCACCCTCCAACCGATCCAGGCGTTGGAGGACGTGGATGAGGAGGCCCTTGAGGAGTATGGTGGCCTTCGTGACAAGGATGGCAACCCCCGAGTCATGCGGACGACATTCTACCTCACCGAAGACGCGATCTATCGGCTCAAGGAGTTCACCGAAGCCTGCGGTGTCGACCCAACCGGGAAGACTCCAGCCCAGACCATCAACGAGCTACCGAACTGCCAAGTCATCGGTCACGTCAAGCACAGCGCCGGGCGCAACGATCGTATCTACGCGAACGTCGAGAGCTTCACGAGATTCGGCAGCGATGATGATGAATAATTAAACCTATGGGGCGGGCTTCGGCTCGCCCCATTCTAATGGAGGCAAATATGCCGGAAGATTTACAAATGGTCATCGACTTTTGGCACGAGAGAGATAAGAAACAGCTCAAGTTGCAGCTAATTAGATGGTTAATCGACTGTCACGACCATGAGCTTGAGTTTGTAATTAACCAACTGGAGCGAAAGGAATGAAAATGCCATGGGAGAGGCCAGAAACACAGAAAGCACTGCGCGACGAAATGTCATGCTTGATAGGACGAGCGAAACGTCCTTTTCTAGATATATTTCGTGAAGTCATGGGCATGCCATACGTCGTAATCCCGCCACGTGGGGACTAGAAGGAAATGAAAAATGCCATCTTCATTCTCGGAGAGGCCTGGGGCGCGGAGGAGGCTCGCGAACGTGTTCCCTTTGTGGGTGCGTCGGGATACTTCCTCACGAAAGCCCTGGAGTCGGTGGGGCTTCATCGTGCTGAGTGCTATCTTTCTAACGTACTCAATCTTCACCCTCCAGGGAACGATATCGAAAGTCTATGTGGCGGAAAACCTGGTGGCGTTGTGGGCTACCCTGCTATACGTCCTGGTAAGTACCTCGACAGGCAATTCCAATCGGAGCTAGATCGTCTTGCCGAAGAGCTTTTGGACATTGATCCCAACGTGGTTATTGCGTTGGGCAATACGGCGTTGTGGGCTATGGTTGGCAAGACTGCTATATCGCGCTTCCGGGGAGCCACCGTTGAGAGCACACATACCGCTCATGGTTTTAAGGTGCTGCCAACATATCATCCGGCAGCAGTGCTAAGGCAGTGGTCGCTACGGCCAATCCTCCTAATCGATTTAGAGAAAGCCAAACGTGAATCGGAGTTCCCTGATGTCAAACACACCTACCGCGAAGTTTGGATCGAGCCGACTATCGAAGACATACAAGAGTTCTTCGCTCGCTTTCTCCCGACATGCCGCCTCCTGTCTGTTGACATTGAAACAGCTGGAAGGGAGGTTACATGCATTGGTTTCGCACCCAGCCCTACGAGAGCCATCGTCATTCCCTTCCGAGACCCTCGTCGTCTTAGAGGAAATTACTGGCCGTCTAGGGAGGCTGAATGCGATGTATGGGATACTCTCCGCAGGATCCTCGAATGCCCAACTCCCCCAAAACTTTTCCAAAACGGGCTCTACGATATTGCCTTCCTCTTCCGAGCCCTCGGAGTGAAAGTGGCCGGCGCTGAAGAGGATACGATGTTGTTGCACCATGCGCTTCAACCAGAAAGCACGAAGGATTTGGGCTTCTTGGGCGCGACTTATGCGAATGAGGGCGCCTGGAAACAGATGCGCGGGAAGAAGGGAACTAAGAGGGATGATTAGATGCCTGATATTGGAGACTACGTGGTTGCCACAAAATACAGTGATGGTGATCCAGGAGATCATTTCGCTATCGGCCGGCTTAGTCAGATATATAACCATCATGGACAGACACGTTATGTGGTAGTTGATAATAAAGATCAGCCATTTCGAGCGAATGGCTTTCGTCGTTGTGAGAATATAACCCTAAAGCAAGGTAGCTGGCTCATAGCACACTTCCCAATAATAGAAAAGCATCCACTTCAGCTTCTAAGCTGTGGCTCTATCGAACGCATAGTTGGTAAAAGCGTTTGGGATTGGGTTAGACAAGCAAGGAATGAATGCTGATGTCCTGGGCACCACGTAAGAACTCCCCGCAACCAACCAAAATCTGTGAGGAATGCGGGGAGGAATACAAGCCTTCCCGCTCCGATCAGCGGTTTTGCTCGAACAATTGCCGGAGAAATTGGGAGGCCAAGAATAAATGAGAGACCGGGGCCTTGAAGAAGCAACGCTGAGGTTGCAATGGCTAAGATCATCCAAACATCCAAGATCAAACCCACTGACGTCAACGCCGTCGAACGAGAGTGGATATACAATGGCCTCGACGCCGCAGTCACCCACGAAGTGCACGGAGTCTTGCAAACACAGTTGGATAATCACACGGCTGGGACCTACACCTTTTCTAAAGACCTTCAAGGTCCAGTGCTCGAAATGCGGCTACGCGGAGTGCTGGTCGACAAAGAACGGCGTGCAATGGTTCTTGACGAGTACATATCTATTCTGGACGGCCTGGAAACCCAACTCGAACGCATTGTCCGAGAAGGCGTTGGAATGATCGGCTTTAACTGGCGCAGCAACGACCAACTCAAGGAGCTCTTCTATGATCGTCTTGGAATTCCACCCATGCGAAAGCAAGGCCGTGTTACGGTTGACCGAGGCGCTCTTGAGCGGATGGAAGGATATCTCATTGCCCGGCCTATTATCGCTCACCTTGAAGCAATGCGAGACATTGGAAAGAAGATTGGTGTCCTTAACACTGACATTGACAAGGACGGGCGGATACGATCATCTTACAATATCGGGGGTACAAACACTGGTCGATTATCTTCATCACTGTCAGAATTCGGAACCGGTGGAAATCTTCAGAATATCGAAGATTTACTTCGTTCCGTCCTCATCGCCGATCCAGGAATGAAAATGGGGTATTTCGATGCAGAACAAGGAGAAAGTCGAGTGGTTGGGGCTATCGAGTTCAGCCTATTTGACGATCCACGTTACCTCGACGCCTGCGAATCCGGAGACCTACATACAACTGTGGCAAGGTTGGTGTGGCCCAACCTCCCCTGGACTGGCAATCTTCAACACGATAAGGAGTTGGCCGAACAGCCATATTATCGTCACTATTCGCGACGGTTCATGTGTAAGAAAATTGGTCATGGAACCAATTACAACGGAACACCACAAACCTTAGCTACACAGGCTAAAGTCGATGTTGACCTGATTGAAGAGTTCCAGCCGATCTACTTCACAAACTTCGGACACAAGGAGTGGCATGCTTATGTTGAAAGAGAACTTCGAACGACAGGAACTTTGGTTTCACTTATGGCTCGCAAACGACAATTTTGGGGCCGCCGAGATGACCCTGCCACTCTACGCGAAGCAATTGCGTACGATCCTCAGGGGAGCTTGGCTGATATCGTTAATAGGGGTGGTCTTCAATTATGGTGGGCGAACATATGCCAGTTCCTCATGCAGGTACATGACGCTTGGGTTGTACAATATCCAGAGGAACAGGAGGATGAACTTATCCCTAAGATTCTTGCCCTCCTCAGATATCCTGTTCATCTTCGCGGCGGCGAACGATCTTTAATAATACCTTACGGCGTAAAGACCGGCTGGAACTTCGGGGAGTTCAATGGCAAAACAAACCCGTTCGGGCTCAAAAGTTACAAAGGGAATGACAAACGGAGACGCCCGGCGCCGACTTCCATCGTGGATCGAGTCTTTCGTTAAGCACAATGAAGCCTTGAATGTTCCGAAGAACTTCCTTCTATGGGCAGCGATCGCTACGGTGGGCGCCGCGATGGAGCAGAAGGTATTCATATCGACATCTCGCCGCCAGCTGTATCCTAATACCTACACTATGCTGGTGGGTCCTCCTACTGTGGGGAAATCAGTCACCATTGGTGCTATTGCTCCTTTCATACGCGGCCTGGAAGGTCTACACATCGGTCCGATCTCTCTAACAGGCGCGTCACTCGTCGATGCAATGGCTCAAGCCAAACGCAACATCCCGGTGTATCAGGGTTTCGAAAAAAACACGCTTGAGTTCAACTCCCTATTCCTAATCCCTGACGATCTTCAAGCCCTACTCCATGAATACTCCGCCGAACTTGTTGGGAACATGACCGTCTTCTTCAACACCACACCCTACTCCCAAGCCCGTCGTGTGAATAAGATCGAGATCGAAATCCAATCTCCTCAACTCTCCATCCTTGCCGGAACCACACCATCCCAACTCCTCAAGCTCCTACCGCCAGGGGCTTGGGAGGAAGGATTTATGTCGCGGGTGATCATGGTCTACTCAGGAAAGGTTCCACCACCAGATGACGTGTTTGCGGAGGTGGCAACCGAGGGAAATGAAGACCTGGAGCATGACCTCAACGCGATCTTCGACCTGAACGGTCAGATGGCGCTAAGCGATGAGTATCGCGAGGTTTTTAATACATGGCACAGAGGAGGGTACGAACCCAGACCGACTCATCCCAAGCTCGAACATTACTGTGGCCGACGAAGAGAACAGATGTGGAAGCTGTCGATGATTTCGTGCGCTGACCGATCGGACCTACTGCGGGTAGAACCACAAGACTTCAATCGAGCATTGGAATGGCTCACCGCAGCGGAAAAGACTATGCCATATATCTTTGACACCGCAATCTCAGCCGACGCCAAGGTCATGCAAGACCTCTGCCATGCGTTTGGAGTAGGGGAAATCTTTGAGAAGAAGATGATGCGCATAACCAGCCAACACGTATCGGCTCATATGGTCAAACGCATCATTGAACTAATGCTCGATACTGGAATGATCCAGGTCACGAGTGATGATGGTAAAGGTGTGCGATATTTTAGGGTCGTACCTCATTCTTAGGAGGCACGTTCTGATGTAGCCAACCCTCTAGCCTACCAACAGCACCCTGAAGCGTCGTCAACTTCTCGTTGATTACGGCGATCTGTGCCGCTTGAGGTTGCGTTACCTTCATATATTCCTCAACGGCACTTAGGCGAGTGCTGACTCCAGCAGCCCAATACATAACAGCCATGATTTGTCCAAGGCCGAATGTGGCTATGGCTAGGATTAGCGATAGGGGTATCCCTTTTGTCACATGCCATCGCGTAGCGGCATCATCAAGTTCTCTATTCACATCACTCATTGATTCCCCCAAAGAGACCGAGGAAGGGGGTTGGTTACTTCCTCGGCCAGTCAGGCGTCCTTCCCCGAAGGGAAGCTCTTAGAACATCTTGTTTAATTGAATACGGACCACTTGTTCGTTGCCAATTGGGAGGTTGTTTACTGTCGTGCTATAGTTGATGTGAAGGTATTCCACATCGATGTTAAATCCGTTCCCAATTGCATATTCGAGCCCAGCGCCCGAGACGAATCCCGTACCAAACTCCCTCGTCCTTCCGCCAACGATAGCGTATGGTGAGAGTAGGTTCGCGTTGAGGTTCGCGAATAGACCCTGTGACGGCGCCGTGGTTGAACCTGTGTTGAGCAGCCCCTGCAAGCCATAACCGGCTTTTGCAAGGTAGGTTGCTGACCAACTACCTGGGGAGACTGGGCCAGTTGCGGCTGACTGGGAAGTTGCGGCTGACTGGAAGGTAGTCTGACCGACGTAGCCAGAAGCTCCCACTTCGAAGGCAGCGAACCAACTTCCATTCCAGAACTGATACCCAACGTGAGCGCCCAGTCCGGCGCCGTTGGTGATATCAGCCTGTCCTGTAGCGAGAGGGCCGGCTCCTTCGATGTCACCCCCAAAGTACCAGCCAGAACAGGTCGTTGGAGTGCAAGTGATGGCTGGAATGGCCAGGGCTTTTGCTGGAATGTCAGCCCCCCAAGCAGAAGAACCGAGAAACGAGAGCGCCAGTGCGGCGAAGATCCTTTTCATTCTGCGATCTCCCAATCGGTTGCGAGGGCATCGGTCTGGTTACAAAGCCAAGGGACCAAATCACCCTGTACGGTTGACATATAGATATATGGAAGGGTCATTTTGGAATGCTCATCTGGAACCTGAATCGCAATCCACATGCCCTTGCCATTCCATCCTGTCCGACGTGCCCTCTTGCCATTCTGCATCTGCTTGATGGCCCAGCCGTATGTTTCACCACTCATGTCATTGGCTCCTTGGTTATGGCCTTGACGGCCTGCATTGCGGCGTCATCGATGGTGTCGATGGCTCTTCCAGCCAAACGATCGGCTTCAAAGTTGCCCTCACCACTGTTGGACATACTCCAATCATGGATATAGTCGATCAAATCTGCCGCCCGGCGCTTGATCTCATTGACGTGCTCGTTGGCCGCTGGATTGAAGCTAATCCCGACGCGATATTCTCCGTATGTCATTTCGGGTCCTCCGCATGTTTCTTCGCCTGACCGATCTGATAAGGCATCCATTCGCAGTACATCTCATTAAAGGCCGGCGGATCGCTGCCTTCTTGCTGTAAGCGAACACTGGTCTTGGAGAAGTGATGCCCATTGTGGTCGATAACAGATAGATTGACCATTATGTCGCTATGTACATAGGCAACAATGGCCGCCATTGGCTGTGCATCATCCACCACGTCAGGCTGATATGATCGCCAGAACCATACGATCCTTCCAACTGTCGGTTTAATGACCATTGCTGCCTCCATTCTTCGACGCCGCATTGTGAAGATAGATACCGGTGGCCGCTGCGCCAAGGCCAACGACATCTGTAGTGATTGCTGCTACCTGATCACCAGTAAGGTGATATCGACTGGCGAGCCATGCCATTCCTGCGGTTACGGCGTATGCCCCAGCCGATTGAGCAAGTACCTTGAAGTCCATTCCTGCCTCCTATCTATAAGGTTTGTCTTTACCGATTGCTCTCAGGAACCGTTCCACCATATCCGGGCGATCCTCTCTTGGGCGTTCCTCGCCCTTCGTCATGCCCCTCCACCAATCGCCCTCGTTCTGTGGATGGGCATTTCCATGTTCGAGATCGTAGACATACCTCATCATGTTCCCGATCTCGGCGTTGCTTAATCCAGTAGCAACTCCAATCGCTGTATTGGCATGCTTAATGATCTTACCAGCGGATTTTGGATCGTAACTCTTGTGATCAGCGATGTCACGATAGAGATCACGCCCAGCACTGATTGGTGTTCCAAGCAGTCCGAGGTTTGGATCACCGCCGCCAAGCACAGAATGGACGAAATCGCGGACTCCAACCCACGAAGCTGACAGCGATAGGGCCAAGTCCGCTGTGGCATCCCAGGCCTTCTCGGCCCAAGAGTCTTGCTTATACTGGTGCTCTCCTTTTCGTGGCGTGACCCAGGCCTCGACCATTGCCAAAAAGATAACGTAGAAGAAAATCCCAGCAATAAAGCTAGTTCCTTTTCGTACGCCATCGATCGCTTCCTGAGAAGTACTCTTTCCAGACGCGACTCGGGCACGCCAGGCAAGCTCGTATTGTCGTTGTGCAATGTGATTGAAGAAAACATAGAAGCTCGTAATCCACTGCTGAAGTGCACCACCTTGCATGATTGGCGGACGATTCGTAACCGCAGTAGAGCCATGAGCACGGCGCACTGCGCGATCAGCGAAGTAGATCGCATCACCTGGGCGTGGTACAACACCACTCATATTAATGATCTGTTCCCATGATCTATTCTCGCCAGCAATCTTTGCCATCTGTTTGGCTCGATATTCATTATACTCAATATTTCTCCCCTCCATCACTTGAGTATACGCGGCGAGCCATACCGGAACTGCTGTCGCTAGATCGGATCCCGAAACCGGCAGGGTCCCAGCATGGAGAATAAACTTCCGCATCGCATCGAGCTTTGCTGGGAGTAGGCTCCTTATCGGTAGGCGTGTTTCGAATGCGCCTGAGACTGTCTCCATAAAATGTTGATGTCTGCGCTGAAGTTCGAGCGATGAGTTCATCGCAAAGCGCCAGTTGCTTAGGCCGGAGACAGGATTCAAGTAGAGACTCGCCATCGCCCGAAGGAAATCCTTCCCTCCCACTTCCATGATTGAATTGCCTGCCGCTGTGGTTGCGTGCTTCTGGACCGTTCGTGGGTTGAACCCGATCAAGGTACCCATGATGTTTTGACGCGCGAAGTCTGCCCATACCATAAACGTCCTCTGTGCGGCGTCGTTCATTACGGCGCCGTTCGCCACGTACTTAAGCCAAGGCATTAGGTTGTCGGCGTACTCTCGACCGTATTTAAGCGCGACGGCGTTCTTGAACCTTGCGTTACCAAAGACCTTTGCAGTATGAAGCACTGCCTCTCGAAAAGCGATATCGTGAATCTCTTGGCGCAATCTCCCCGGGATCGCATCCAGTTCGAGTTCGAGTGGGCCTCGATAGTTCGTACGATCTTTGGTATATGCGTTTGCTGTACCAGCGCGGACGTATTCCTTCGCAAATAGGCCTTCTTCGGAAAGATTCTCGCGGAAGTCGCCAAAGAAAAGGCTATCGTGAACTATAGGATGATACCATCCCTTATACACTCCCCATGGTGTTTGAATCGGAAATAGTGGAACGGACTCCGGTGCGATGTCGTTTAGCCTACGATACATTTTATCAGAGAGGCCCTTGAGCTTTGCGAAGATGTCGCCATGCTTCTGCGCCCAATCCCAATCCCGCTTATTCGTGACGCGGAACAACCAGTTGATAACCTGTTGCGGTTGCAACCCAAATCCGGTCGCGAGCCGTTCCAGATTATCTGGATTCCCAGCGTTAAGTAGGACCGCCAAGACATTTCGCTTGTACATTGGGATAGGAGTCGTGGCCTTGGTCCAATCCCAAGTTCCAGCAGGATGACCTGACGTCGGCGTCCAGGCTTCTCTTGGGTCCTTGAAAAGATTGTTCTGAACCCTTTGGTTCAACTGTGAAGTGGAATACGCTGGGAGCTTCCGATAGGCATTCCCAATCTCAGCGTCGAGAGAGGACTCATAGTTGGCGGCCTCGATCATATCGCGAAGGAAGAGATTAAAGTCCCCAAACGCCTTGCCATAAGCCCATCGATTAAATAAACTCTCCATTTGAAGATGTACAGCGAGATAGGTTCGTGATAGCTGCTTCACTGATCGCCGACGATAGTCTGGTGCAAAGTCTTCTCGAAGTGTGTTGATTTGATCGATGAAATTATCAATCGTTTCGTTGAGATCGCGTTTATCACCAGAGACTACGATCTTCTTGACCTCACGGCCTGACTTCGCAAGACTTCGCACGGCGTTGAGTAGCTGCCGCGCTTCGAGCACAGTCATATCATCATAATTCCTAAAGTAGCTTGGATCAAGCAACTCTGGCGCTATCATGATCGGAATGCCTTCGGCCTGCTTCTTTAACACAAATCTATTCAAATCCTGTTCATCATGTGACCTAATCTCTGTCCATACATCCATTGGATCGCGAACATGGAAGCCAGAGTAATTTAACAGGAAGTGAATCCAATTCGTGAACTCTTGCTGTACACCAGTGACCTCACGCTTCGAGAAGGTCTTTACCAGCTTCTGCAACCGCTTGACATCCTTCTCGATCTCCGTCGCTAGTTTGGCCTTAAGCAGCGCCACATACTGGCCCTGCGCATGGATAAAGGCGTTTCGTAAATCGCCATTAAGATGAAACTGCTCCATTTGACGTGCCTCGCGGCCAGACTCGCGGAGATATCTTGTGGCCTTAGTTCGACGAAAGTTCTCCCGATCAACGAGTGCCTTTACCCCCCAAGCGACTGCCTCCTTTGACATTGGTAGACCGGCGCCGATCTCCTGGCCGAGTTGGAGGATACGTTCATGAATCAATTCCATCTGTGTTAAACTAAGGGCATGATCCGTAGCTTCATCAAGACGATCAGCTTGCGTTGGACCGAGCGCTTCTAACGCGTTCTGATAAACCGTGGCCTTCGTCAACCGCGTGATGATATTCCCCTGGAATCCCTCCGTTATCCTTCGCATGGTCGTCAGGACAGCAAGAAGTTCATCACCATTGTCGTAGCCATAGAAATGGGCGACGTCGTCAGCGGCGATACCGTTTGCCGAGAACCAATGCGCAGGAAGTTGAGCCCGCGTAGCTTCGTCGACCGATGCTATTCCGATCTTAAACTTCCGCTTCACCAAGTCATCGTATATCCCAACCTCTGGACGTGACCTAACCTCGGCCTCGACCTCAGGCGTATGTGCAATGACGTAATCCTCCCACTCCCTTGAATTCATCCGCTCAATGATCTTCTGAGCCTTCTCCCGTCTCCATTGAACGTCCTCGATATCTCGTTGATGAATCATCCGCATGTACTGACGGTACATGCGCTGGGTACGACCGAACGCCGCACCTTCAGTAAAGGGTAGCGCAGGAGTAGGGGTTGGAGGCTGCCCCTCTCCTGCGCCGTCCGCCGGTGGGGTTGGTGGACCCGGCGGAAGTGGTGGTTGTTGAAAACGACGAGGTTCCCCTCTACCATATCTGAAATATTCAAACTCATCCTGCGCAGATGCTACTTCGCCAGCCGCTCTTAAGAAGTCACCAGAAGGATTAGCTGGTAAGTCAGTATTAGACCGTCGTATATAGTCCCACGCCCGCCTTGGGCTCATTCGAGAACCTATTGCCCTTACACTAGTAGCAATAAAGTCAATAGTTTTATCATCTAACTGTGGAGCCTCATTCTTTAATATAGTTCTAAAAGCCTCTTCTGCTTCCTGAGCCTTACGAAATAGATTATCCTGGCGGAACCTTCGCCCTACGCTCGGCGCTTGAGGGGCTTGGCCTTCTTGTCCTCGCTCGGCGCCAGTTTCTGGAAGAAGTCCTGATACATCCTCGCTTGCAAGGCTTCCGCTTCCTGATCTGATGATATCGGCGAGAGTGGTGTCTGCTCCGTCTGTGATGGTGGGTGGGAATTGAGTAGTATCGATGGCGGCAGCTTCGTTGGCATAGACTTTTAACCTTTCATAAGTTTCGGGCGTTGTCGCCGTAGCTTCAGCAACATACTCCGGCTGAACAATACGGCCTGTTTCAACGAACCGTGAGATGACACGACGTACGGCGGTGTTCGCGTCAGTCCCCACATGAAGAACCTTGAGTGTATAGCCCATCGAGTCCAGGCGCTGCTTAATGCCTTGAACCACTTGCGCTGGATTGGCCCCAATTATCGGATGGATAATATTGTCACCGTTCCGCACTGCCATGAGCATAACTTCCTGAGTCAGCCCTTGGCCTTCGGCTAGCGTTGCGAACAAGCCAGCACCACCAGCATACTCCGGGATTACTGAGCGCATGTCGTCTACATCGATAACCCTCGCGCCCAGCGCTTGTGCTAGGCCGTAACCGCCAAGTTCCCTTGGCTTCACAACAGTTGTCTTTCCAGCGCCTGGGGGGCCGACCACCACCGTAAGGATTTTCTCCTGACGAATCTGACCTTTTGCGAATTCGGCTGTCTTTTCATACAGTTTTGGGATTGCCTCGTTTCCTCGATAGGCCTTTCCGTCGATTACGTACCTGCGCCCTGCTCGCCATGCTGGATTTCTCGCCTGTTCTTCAGTTGAGGTAGGAGCTAGCGCTGAACGAAGATCAAGGAACTCTTGAACCAATGGGTCCTGGGCGAGTATCTCCCAACGCAACGCTGGGTTCTTGAGCTTGGCCTCAAGCTGTTGACCTAGCCGATACGGGATATCCGGAAGTGGTGGCGGATTAAGGCCAGCATTCTGTCGGATGAAGTCGACGTTGTCGACATCTACCTCCGTCATCCGACGCATTTCCTCATCCGTCGCGATGATCTTAGCAAAGACGTTGCGGACGGAGTCAGGAATAGGAAGACCAAGAGCCGACGCATCACGATACGTATCGACTAGACGCTCCTTGAAATTCTCGAAGACCTTCATCAAGGCAAGGCTTGGAGCTTTGCCTTCCATAAGATAGATCAAGCCGGCATCGGCTGCCTTTTCATTATCATCATACGTTAACTGTTGAGGATCAGTGAACTGTCCTCTCTTATATCCAAGCCATTCAAGTATATCGTCGCGGAGATCGATAGATTTAACACTTGCCCCAGGGCGGATTGCGTCGTGAAATATGTTATGGCTCCAGAGATGAAAGAACTCGTGAGCAAGAGTGTCGGTGGTATACTCACCTTCGAACAGCCTGATCAGGTTATCACCAACTTTAAGCAGGATATCACCGCGAACACCAGCTGGATTTGAGGGTTGAAGTAGCCGCATGCCACGTTGCCGTGCCATCTCAACCCGAGCGGCTTGCGGCGTCATGTTTGCTGGCTCGCCCATGCGAGAGAACATCTCGTTCGCAATCACCGAAAATGCATCAGCTTGCGGAATGCCAAGCTTCTCCGCCGCCTCCGCACTCGATCCCCAAAGTGTCTCGCTTTCAAGGAACTCTTGCCGAGTCATGTACTGCGCGTAGTTGTACCAAATCTTATCATAAGCGCCGAGTGGCTGCATCGCGATTTGAAGGATGCGGTCGAGTTCCTCCTGCCGCGCATCAAGGCGATTAATGTTATCACTAATCTGCTTTCGAAATGGACTGGCATAAAAGGCATCACGATCCTTGCTACTCTCTAGAAGATCGCTAAGCATTGTGTAGAGGAAGTCCTTGCGATCTTGAAGTTCCTTCCAAATCGCGTCGTAGTGACCTTGAGGATCAAAGCCGGCCTGCTTGAGTAGATCACCAAAGAATGTAGTCGGCGTACGCGGGCGGTCGCCTTGTCCAGGCTGACGCTGCCTACGCGAGATCGTCTTTACCATACTCGGCGAAAGCCCAGCATCCCAAAGGTCATTCTTGATCGCATAGCCTCGTCTCTCATAGAAGGGAATCAGGCGGTCATTCTCGATGTTTTCGAGGTGAATCTCGTCGATTCCCTTCTCTCTCGCAAGCTCCTCGATGTGCTGGAAGTAGGCCGTGAATGCTCCAGCCCCACGCATTGCCTCGTCGAAGTTGACATTGGCGATCGTGAGTCGACTCGGCATTCGAAGCGTGCCCTGGCGCGACTGCATTGATGGCATATACCGCCAGTACAGCCCCATTCCGCCTTCACCCTTTTCTGGAACTTGGACCCATTCACTTCCACCCATGCTTCTCGCCATAAGCTTTTCAAGACTCTGGGTAAGCATGGCCTTACCAACACGGAAGTTATCCTGTCGAAACGGCTGTCCAATAATTGGAGCATCGTCCTCGCCCCAACCAAACCTCAGTCCATCTGAAACGTAGAGATACTCTGGGCTCATACCAGTGTCAATGGCCCGACGGTAATAGTACGCTCCAATAAGGGTTCCGTAGTCTTTCGCTAACTTCTCGTCCATTCCATAGGTATGAATAAGTCTATCTCGAATCTCCCTTCCGAGTTGTGCAGATTGCGCCTTTGCTCCTATTGGATGGAGATCTTCGGCTTGGAGTCCTGTGACTGAGGTCGCGTTAGCTCGAAGCTGGCCCATTTGCTTCGCGATGGCGAGGGCTTCGCTTGGATCAACGAAACGGCCGTGTGTAGTAGTGTACCCCTCTTGGACGCTCTCCGGAGTAACTTCCTGGCCTTGCATCGCCTGGATTGCTTGATCGTACGCTTCGCCATGATCATTCCCTTCAAAAACCTGGCCTCCAACCTGAATCGCAGGGAGAAATACGTGTTCCTGTGGCTCGCGTTTGATCCCTTCAAGCTCCTTGACATCATTCGGCGACATGTCATCGCCGAGCGCAATGTCATCGGAGAGATTCTTGTGAATATCCTGGGGGATGTTGGCGATATATCGAGCAGATGGCGTTGATATAACCCCATAGCCACCGGAGTACCTAAGCTTATCAATCAAGCCCATGATGTAGTCATTCGGATTCTTGACGAGTTCGTTGTAGAGCTTAGCTAGCGCCTCAGTACGAATGTGTAAGTCTTGGCTTGGCAGCTTGGCCATAAGCTCGTTGAACTTCTCAGGTGCTATCGCCTTAATCTGTGTCTTCTCGCCTTCCTTAACCGCGGAGTCGATGATCTGCTTGTTCTCATCGGCCTGTTGGGCTTCGGCCTTGACTTGAAGCTCCTGTTGAGGATTCCAAAGCTCTATTGGAGATTTAGTCCTATTCCAACGGTCAAGCGCACGGGCCTGCGCTTGCAATCCATCAAAGCCGCGATCGATCAATGTGCCCGCATCCTTATATGCCTTGATCAAATCCTCTCTAGTAAGCCCATTCATCTCCCAATAGCCAGCCCTACTCTCCCATTCATCAGGAGTCATATTGCTATACCATGTAGCCATATTCCTTCTGTCTTGAACGGCCATGGCTTTATCGTAAATAGGCTTATAAAGCTCTCCGCGATAATTAGTGAAATACTCCTCTGCGAAATTGATCGCGTCGGGATGGAGCCCCTCGGTGATATCGACCGGCTTCGGGAGTCGAGGCAATGCGGCCCGGGCGGTCACAGCCCCGGCTCCCTGCAGGAAGCCCCGCCGAGTCATATCGGTCGGGCCTTCTTCCTCGCCGAGAACCAATCCTTCAGAGGCAGGACGTTCTAGCCTACCAGCTGGCGATGGTGTTGGGGGTTCGCCCTCTGGAGGAATAACCTCAAATCCAGGGCCGCCTTCGCGGTAAGGCCGAAATGGAGTACCAGGACGTAGCGCGTACCTTCCTCGCCCAACACCCTCCATCAACAGTAGTGGAATCGCGGAACCGATCACGTCTTCGACGTATCCCGGACCGAGGTTCATATCCTGGCTGAGTCGCATTCCCTCTAAAATGCGATGAATGCCACCAACTGCTGGTTGCACACCGAAAATCTGAAATAAGATCGACTTGACTGGGCCATTGAGGAAGCGGAACGGGAATAGTCCCCAACCAATTCCAGAGAAAGCGCCACCGATCTCGGCTGTCCTCACCGCCCGATTATACGCTCCTTCCGGGTCCTCAGGAGTTGAGGCGATCTCTTTCTGGAACTGCTCGCCAAGGGTTTGAAGCCCAGAGAACGCGCCAATTGACAATCCACCAGCAACTACGCCAGCAAGCGGATTCTCAGTTGCGGCAGTGACACCAGCACCAACTAGGAAGCTTGGCAGTGCAGATGGAAAGGCGTTCGAGAGGCGATAGGCAGTTTTTGCAAAAGCGGAACCAAGATTAAGATTCAGAACATCTTGCCCCAATCCTTCCTCATAGCGAGATGGAGTAATTTGTTCTGCTGATCTACCACCAGCCGCCGTTGATACACCTCTTTGAATTGCCATCCTTGCTCGAAAGAAGCCCTCTAAAATAGCATCCCAAGAATCTTCCCAGCCAGGATTCTTGGCCTTAAAGTCAGCAGCAAAGTTCCTGGCTCGATCATCAGTAGTCTGACGTTCTGCAATTGATCTAGCTACCGAAGTCACGCGATCAAGCGCTGGCAAATCGTCTTTGATTAACTGTGCATGAAGCGGATGGGCGTTGACAAAGTCGGTTAAATCAGGATTCCCAGCAACCACCTGCTGACGCAATTGGCTCTGATACTCATCGTCGAACTTCTGTGGATCACCGCCAATAGTCTCGGCCGGCTTTCCAGAGAACTTCTCAAGCTGGAAACTCCGCGCAGCATTGTCCGGCTTCATCGACGGGTCCATCGTCGAGAAGCGCGCCTGCGCATTGCTCATATCCTGAATAAGCGAATCGTAATAGTTCGTCATGGTGACGGTGGTCCTGACGGAGATGAACCGGCTGGTTTCTTGTGAAGCATGTCAAGCTGTTTAGCGATCCAAAGACGTTTGATGTTCTCTTCAGTAGCCGGCAACCCACGTTTGTTCAAGTCCTCACTGATATCATCAGAGTCCTCACTTGGGATGCTACGGCTACGTTCGAGGATCGATTTCTGACCACCCTCACCAAGTAGCTCGCCTACCCGGCCTCTAAACCAACCCAACGCGGTGGAACCAAACTGATAGAGGTCACCTGGATTGTACCCAAGTTGCCCGCGCTTCTTAACAGTTTCCTCATACGTCTGAGGCTTTGTTGGCACCATTGGAGCCGGCGGTGGGTTGATGAGATCGCTCGCCATCCCCTTAAGCTCGTCATCAGTCGGATACTTACCTTGATTTCCAGGCAATCGCTGCCAATGTTGAATTTGCTCCATCAGCGCACCACGAAAAATCAGGAACTGCTGCTCGTCCTTCTGCAAAGATAACGGCAAAAATGGTCGAACCGCGCGCATGGCGTGAGTGTATCGTGGATCGGCCTCGTACGTCTTGTTCATTAGGTTGATTTGTCGATCACGAAGCTTGTGCTTATCCGCGTCGGTCAACGACCCAGCCGGCATGGCGTCGAGATCGGTTTCCAGGAATTGTGGGATATATCGCTCATCTCTCCCCATCTCGTCAAGGCGGTAGAAGTTGTTCTTCTGATCGGTTGTTGGAACATTGTTTCGGGTCCTAATCTCGCGCTCGATCGTCATCCGCACGCGCGGGTCGAGATCGTCGATCGCTTGGCGTAGATTGGGATTATTTGCATAGAGTTCATCGATCGAATTCGGCCGTTGATTGATGATCTCAGTGTCAATTGCCTGACGATTGAATAGCTGTTGGTTCAGGTATTCGCTGCGCTGTTGCCGATAATCGCTTTGCGTTCTCTGACGAGTCAAGTCAACAAATGGCTGCGGCGCATTGGGCACCGCAGTCCGCGCCATACGCTCAGCGTTATCAATATAGGTTCGCTCTGGGACGTTGTATCGTGGTGGCTCCGAGTCCCCTGCTCCACGAGCCATCTGGATGTGTACAGGATCACGCGAAAACGCAGTGGAAGTTTCCCCAGCACGCCAGCCTGGAAGGAACTCCAGCCCAAACCGCCCAGCGTTTTGATGGAGCCAATCAAGCAGAGGACCTCGCGCGATATCCACGGCCTGCCCTCCCTCATGACGACTGCGCCCTGGAGGAGCCGCAAGAAAACCTTCCCTTTGTGATCGCTCGTAGATTTCTGCCTGTTCTTCATTCGTTCGAAATCCAGAGCTCCGAAGTGAATTAGCAACGCCGATATCACGGCCAGTTTCATTTTGATATGTACTGAACGCATCGAAGAGTCGAAGCCCAAAGTCGCGGTGAAGGCCATTGAGATTGGCATTAGGGAAGTATTGACGGAAGTAAGCCTCAAGATCGTTTGATTCCTCAAGGCTTTTTCGAGCCATAACTCTCGACCCAGTCGTATTTAGGTCAGTATTGATTCGATTTTCAAGACGGTCCCTGTCATTTGAATGCAGCTGGCGATTAGCGATTGCATTCGCAAGCATTTGTGCACCAAGCGTCGAGTCCTTCTTTCCAACCTCTTGGATTCGGTTTGCATATGCCGTACTCTGTGCCTTGAAGATCTGATCTTGAACAGTTGGCTCATCAAGTATGCCCTGATCCGTAGCACGATTTCGAACGCGGGTTTCAATTTGTTTCAGATAACCATTAAACTCATCTTCATTCGCTGAATACGCCGCAGAAGTCTGAGCAGCATCAATAGCTGCCATATCATTCTGTTGGCCTACCTTTCGAAGTTCTTGCGCCTTATGCGACGCTCCAGCGATGCTCGCGCGATTGACAACGCCGAGAGATGTCCTATCGAACATCTTCCTCTGCATGTCATTTGCTAGACCGGCCCGAATGTCTTCTCTATCTTTATTTTCAGCCGCAATGAAGCCGTCATAACCATTAACAGCATTTTGCCCCAAAGAGCTAAAGTAATCTGCACGACGTTGAGCGCTATTCTTCTCTTGTGTTGCTAGTGCTCCAGTTACTGCTGTCTCATTTTGGAATTCTTGCAACGCAACCGCGCGATTCCAAAGCTCATCACCAACCTTTCCGATCTGTCCACCAAGCGCCGAGACCGCGCGCCCAATGTTCTCCCCAAACATATTCGGGTCGATATTGAAATGAAGTAGCGGTGCAGGATGGTCCTGCGAAACCTTATCCGTATACGGCTGGTAAGGTACTTGCGGCATTTATGCTCCCCCAATTCCACCAAGGAAGCCGCCGGTGTTCATGCCGATCATTCCTGCTTGCTGGAACTTACCGAATGTGTTTCCAAATCCGCCAAGGAGTGAAGTGAAAGCTCCCAATGTACCAGCGGTAGTGGCGTTGGATGCAGCCATTTGATAGAGCCCCGCTTGTGCCGTAGCATTGTAAGCTTGAATGTTCCAGTTGTAAGCCCTACGCTGTGCGTCGCTTCGGTTGACTTCCATGTCATAAAGCCCAAGCTCGCGCTCAGAAACCTGCACGTCCATGTTCGTGCCAGAGTTAACATCAAGGCCCCCTGCTCCCTGCACTGCGCGCGTCTGTCCGATCTGCGCCCGAGTCTTCATGCCCGTCTGTTGGGCCTGCTGCTCACCAAGCGTCAGTTCATAGGTCGAGTTCTGCCGCGCGATCTCAGCGTTGCGCGTTGCGATCTCGGCCTGATACTGATACATCGCTGACTGCGATTGGCCCTGCGATATTGAGCCAATAGCACCAACGACGCCGCCAATGAGACCCATTGCCATCATGGCCGTGAAATCCTAAAGCTGATATGGTTGGGGTACTTCCCTCCAATGTTGAAGTCTGCCCCAAGCCATTTCATCCACTTCTGCGCTGCTGCATTATCGATGTGGCACCACCCGACAATATGTGGGTAAAGGGCATGCATCTCTTTTAGCACCAACTGCGACCAGAGTATAAGAAGGACACCATTGCGTTTGCTGATATTCGTTCCTAACATCCAGACATACGCTTGATCCGCAAAGAGCGAAGTGGAGATAAGCCCGGCAGCAGCCACATCAATTCCGTCCAGCTTCCCAACCCAAATCGCAGTGCTATTACTGATATGTTCCTGATAGCTATTGATCACATCTTCAGGTGTGCTCCAATCAAGAAACGTTCTCACATCAATATACTCAACTCTACTATATTCAATTCTCATTTCGGCGTGTCTCCAATAATATACTCTGGAATCACACCGAGAACCGACGCCGGAAGTGGATCATCGATTTGGATACAAATCTGCCCTGGCACGTCCCAAAGCGCGTCCACTATTACGCGAGCATCGCCAGAGATGAGTGGGATTTGAGTACCTGGAGGGATATTCGTGAACTGATCCTTCATCTGCACGAGAGTGTTAAATGTTCGACCAACCTTGAGCCCGCGCGAGTTCGCAAGCTTGAGGTTCAATGCCCCAATCTTCTTCCGCTTTCCTTGAACCGTCGGTTCACCGAGATCGAGTGGCATCGTCTGCATTTGTGCCTGAAAGCCAAGGCCGCCAGTGACCTTCGTCGCTGCATTTGGAAGGGTGATGGACCCATCAGATGCAACTGAGAGACCATTATAGACTGACCCATCAGCTAAGACGTTGATAGAAAAGCCAATCAAGTGAGAAAAACCAAAGAACTTAGTGGCTGGAGTAGCAATATTCCACACACCAGGATTATACGATTGGGCTGATGCTCCAGGTGGCAATATCAATGGCTGTATAATAACGCCAGAGACCTGTGTTGGACTTGCATAAGAGGTAACGCGAATAATACCACCAACAACACGGATGATTTGCCCTGGAGTTGTAGAGAACGGTGATGCTCCTGGACCAGAGATTTGGATGGTACATGCAGAGCCATTAACATTGCTATTATTACCTAAAAATACCCCTAAGCCAAGATTAGTTGGAGTAAACAAAGTTGAACCAACACCAGCATCAACACAGAAAGCATCTTCGGCACCATAAGTAAAGGTTCGTTCCATCTGGCGCTCGACCCATTGCATATATACACCAGTGCCTCCAATCTGGCGTTGAACAATGAAGTATGTAGCATCGACAGTTCCCTCTTGAACTGTCGTTACGGCTTTGTATGAACCTTGTGTGTCATGGCGTGCCCATCCAACAATCTGCTGCTCCTTAATATAGGTGAAGCTTAAAAGAACTCCATCGTCCCGAATGGACCAGATTATTTTGAAGGGCTCTTCGGCATAAGCCCAGTAATTTATGAGATGATTGAAGAAGAGATGGTTGGACTTAATCGAGACGTCCGTTCCAGTGTAGATCGCGGCGTAGATGTTATAAGCAAGGTCTCGGATGATCGAGCCCTTCGCCTGAATGTACATAATATCTTCATTAACGACGATCGGCGCAACGTCACTCGACCCATTGTAGGCTTGTGGCGTGATTGTGGCATTCAGTGGGGTTACAGCTAATGTGGCATTGGCTCCCTGCCCCGATGATAGTGTAAACGCGCTGCGACCTGTCAGCATAATCAAACCGCCAGGCATCGGTAACATATGCTTGATCTGATTCAGCTGTGTAGAGACAATAGTTCCCTGGATAAAGTCCGAAGCTTGGACCGGGTTGCTCTCGTTCATGTTTAGGAACGCGCCAGGCTGTGAGGCCCAGAAAGTAGCAGGCGCTGAAGCCGACGACGCCCAATATGAGCGCTGCTGAAAGAACGTGACGCATGATGGATTATTCCCGTTGGCGAATGGGTTATTGTTGGTCTGCGGCGGTTGGATCGTGAAGTCGGGGATTATGTTCGAGTCGATAAAACTAGGATTGACAAGACTAGTAGTACTACCAGCAAATCCAAATCCGACGCCTGTGGGAATTGTACCACCTGCGGGTCCATTATTCACCTGAGCTTTATAGATATTAAATCCAATCGCCCCAGGTACAGCGTTCCATGTCAAGGTCGCAGTGCCCTGTACAATCGAGATATCACCTGAGCCGGTTGTGAAGGCAGTCGTAAATTGATTCGAGAACCCGGGCAAGCTCTCTTGCCCGGATTGGTCAACCGAGGTAACGCAATAGGCATAAGTCGTATTCGACACTGGCGTTTGCTGACCTGGATTTGGAATATTGACACTCAAGACCACATTCGCAGGCGTCGCGAGTGTAGTAGCAAAACTCAACGACGTAAAGGTCCAGTTCGTTGGTGAGTTAAAGCTCAATGAGGTTGGCGGATAGCTTGGATGAGCTAGATATAGCTGACTAACACTCTGCACAAACTTTAGCAGTTGCAAATCACTTGCAGCATAAGGCGAGATGATTGTGTAGACGCGAGAGGCTGTACCACCTGATAAGTATGTTCCCCAAGTCGTGGAATCGACAAGATTCCCATTCACATCAGTCAGCGTTAAGTCATTACCGCTGATTGCCTGGACAATAAAGTATCGCCCGTTGATTCCAGGTACACCAACGACATTGTTGGTGAATATCCAATCACCTATGATGAAGTTGTTTCCGGGCACCCTCACGATTAATGGCGCGGCGTTGTTCGTGAGAGTAATCGGGAATGCCGCTTCAAGAACCACCGCACCGTTATTATAAAAGCGGCAGTAATGATCCCCAAACTCGATCACGTACGTGATGGTGGTCGACACCGAGAATGGAATCAACCTCACCGGAGTGTTTGACGCTTTACATTGAATGATAAACTTCGTCCCAGAACGCGTGCTCACGCCCGAGCGGTAGTCAACGAAGAAGTTACGGCAGATCGCAAGGCCGCTATGATAAGCAGCCAAGTCGGTCCGAGCATAGAGCGAAGGCGCAAGCTCACCAGTCGCGAATGAGTTTATGAGAACGTTGTCACTCATCAGTACGTGGGCAATAGCCCCCCATAGTCAAAAGCGCCCCAACCAGGGCTCCAGGCCCAATCCCAAGCGAAATCGACGCCGCGGGTTCGAATGAAATCAGGCGTGACGTCATTGATAATCAAACCCTCGTTCGCATCGCTAGTCCTCGCAATCTGAATCATATCGTTGGCGTCTTTGATACGAAAGTTCGCCAGCTGCTTATCGCCGGTGAGGTCTATCGCGAGTTTGCTCGCGAGGAACTGGACCCAACCCTCGACCAGTTGATCGTCCATAACATCGGGGTTTGTTAGGTCCTTGATATATGCGAGTACAGCAAATTCCTGATTCGTCCAGATAACCTTTGTGTCTGCGCCGCCAACAGCAGGCTTGCCATTAATGAGTTGGTCGAGACCCACTGCGTACTTAACGGGTGGCCCATTCCAAAACTGTGCTGCACCCCCTGTAATTGCTGTAGTGATAGGAATTCCTGGTCCAAACCCTGTTGAGAACGAAGGGACGATGAAGATAGGGCGAAGACAGTCCGATGGGTATGCGTACTCGTAGTTCCATGGCGGCGGAGGCTGGCCTTTCTGCCATTGGGCCGTGCCAGCCGTTGGGTTCTCGGGAGTGCCAGGCGCTGCACAGACCAGCGCCATGGTGTTGAAGTTCCGCGTCGAATTCCAAGGCGCCATACGGAGCACCTGCTTTCGACAGGTGTCGATCCACATACTGGCCTTGATCGACTCGTTAGAACCTTCTTGCAATGAAGCAATAGTTGATCGCGTACCGAGCGCCGACAACGCTCGGTTGGCGACGTCGGTAAAGGTTGTCATCTACGCCCCTGACTCCCGGCCGAACGGATCTCATCGCCCCCGAGCCCCGGACCGCCGGAGGTTTGCTTCCGCTCGTATCCGTAGCCTTGAGAACCTTGTGTTCCACAGTTGTCCCCATGAAGGCCGACGCCCTTCGGATCGTAGGGAGTCTTCACGCGAGTGGGTGGGCGATAGTTCATCACGTCGCCCTCGTTGGCCCTCACAGTGCCTGATAGTCGTTTCGAGCCCATCGAGCGATCCGGGCCGTATTCGCTTAGTATGTCGCGTCCTTTTGCCATCACTCTTCCTCCGGCTCTATCTCGGCCTCATCTGCGAAATGCAGAGTGGCTGGGTCGAGGTCGTGCAGCTTCTGCGCTGCAACCTGATGAATTTTCTGCATCCGTGGGTCTGTGCCAACGGTCTCGTTCAGTACGCGGATCAGCGTTAGTGCCTTGTCCCAAGTCATTTGTCGAACTCTCCCTGAACGCCCTTGTTGAAGATGGTATGGGTGGTCTTCACGGGATTGGTTACGATCTGTTGACCATTCCCAGGAAGGTGTTGATTAAGGGCCTCACGCCCATCGGGAGGTGAGGACCCCCCAAGCCGAGCCGCCAGCCACGCCGGCGCGCCCTGAGCCCCAGCGCCGAGCTTAATCATCGGCAACCCTGCGAGCCACACTTCGAGATCGGCGATCCCGGGGTTCCACCATCACGATTGGCGCCCGGGCCTTGGCCCATGCCGTCAGTCACGCCGTAAGGTGGCTTAAGGGTGTTCCCCTCATGAAACCTCTCGGCCGCCATTGGATCGATTGCGGTGCCGATCTGTGATGGAAAGTTCTGGTTCACCGAATAGCTACGCGGTTCCCGCTTGCCACTCTCACGGACATCACGGTCCGCTCTACCCTGAATTTTCATCTTTTGCTCCTGGATGTCTGGGCTGCTGAAAGGTCAGAGCCCTTGTATGATCCCAACGATTGTCTTTATCGGTCGCCATTTCTGCCCTGATCTTACCGAATATTCCTTCAGCATGCTCGCGTTTGAGAAGCTGGCGCATACGGTCGTCGCAGCGTAGCATCTCTTCCTTGAGCCAGATCGGGGGTTCCTGCCCTGTCTCTGAGTACATATACGAAATGTCATGCAGGTCATGCATGTAGTTCGCGAACCGCCGCATGTACTCAGGAACCTCGGCCTCCGCTTCGCGGTGGAACCGCACCAGTTCACTCATAAGCTTACGCGTCGTCCGCGTCTCTTGTGCGATGATCTTAAGGTAGTCGAGTGAGTTGAGCCCCATAAGACTCTGCTCATCCTCGTTGAACGCCTCCATCTCTTATGTCCTCCGTTCCTTCTTTCAACTTCTTCCGCTTCCTCCGAAGGATACCAGTCTTGACATCCGCCTTGTTGAAGTCACGCGCTACAGATTGGGCGATACCCATCTTGGCCGCATAGGCGGGATCATGTGCCGCTCCAGCCATGGTCTTCGCCATTTTGTAGGTCGTGCTTGGCATTAGGTGAATATCTCCTTTGCCACCATCTGAGCGTTTGTATTAACAGTTAATGTTCCCGCAGAAGTCTTACCCTGCACAAAATAATTAACTGTTGAGATAACGCCAGGCATATCATAACCAATAAGCGAGAATGGAGCCTGCGCAGCAGCGCCAGCTAATTGTATAGCCTCAGAGCCAATTAGATTTGTATTTGCTACGTTGCCACGAGATAACCTTACACTAGACGTTGCCGCAACACCTACCCCAGATGAACCTGCTGCTTCCACTCGAATGATATTTGCAGCACTTTGCGGAACAATAGGAACAAGCTCCCCTGAAAGTGCCACGTAAGTCGCTGACGTAGTAGTAGGAGCACCTGCCAAAGGGCTAGATTGTTCTTGTACAATATCTCCAGGCTTTCTATTACTCCCTGACCACAACTGCACCCACGATGGTGCTACTGCCCAATTTCCAGCAGTTGGAGTCGTAACCTCAACATAACCAAGTATCCTTACAATAAATGATCCAGAAGAACCTCCAGTATACCAAGTTTGTGCACTAGTAGCCGCAGCAGAAATGCTAGTGACAGTACTAATTACACCCTCATTCCATGACACAACTGAAGATAGAACTCCAGCAGCTGACTGAGCCAGAGCATTATAGAACGCAAGGAAGCCAGTTGAAGTAATACCAACCCATATCCTCGCTGGAATAGCATTTTGCGTGCCTAAAGTAGCGCCCAACGGAGCCGTTATAGTTAGCGGCCCTGCAACAACTATCGGAGTATACGCACCCCCACCAGTACCCAATCCCATTAACAAAGGGCTAGCAAAAGATGGAGCATTTCCATTAATGTCTTTAAGAGAGACCGTCAAAGCACCAGACGAAACCGACGCTGAAAGAGTATAGTTGGCCTTATCATCAACACTTGGTACCTTACCAACATAGTTTATAAACCATGTGCCAGCACCATTCGTGAAACAATTTACAGTAGTTCCTGGAGCTAGAACAAATGCTTGACCAGTCGACATACCTTGAAATGAATCGGCGCCATTGATTGTTATAGACGCAGTAACATTGCCTTGATTAGTGAAGAAGAAGTTAAAGCCATTATACAATGTTGAGCTTAAAGGGCATGCAGCAATAGTATTAAAAAAGCTCGTGATAAGCCGTTGCCCTTGAAATGCTTTCGTTATATTTTGTGTAAATGAGTTAATGTTAACAACAACAACAGCAGTGTTTGTGGTTAACAGCCCAGTACCATCATCCTGAAGCCCTCCGCCGATCCCTTCAACTGCAACATTGCCGAGTCCAAGGTTCGTTCTGGCGATAGCTAGAGTCGCAGCATTACAAACCGGCGCCATTGCAGACGAAATCGACCCGCCTGTAGGAATCGAATTCGTTGCGATTGGGTTACCAGAGGCATCAAATCCCATAATAAGATTTGCGCGCAGGGCAACCGGTGGAAGTACAGCCGGTGGTGGATCAGATATCGGAACTTGAATTGCTTGTGCAATCGGGCTCACAAACGCTTGCTGAACCAACATCGTAACATAATCTAATGCTAATTCAATGGTTTGTTGAAACAGTGATATTTGATTCGTCAACGACGTGTTCTGTTGTAAGGGAAGCTGACGTAGAATCGTCAAGGTCGATCCAGTTGGAATCGGTATCCCACCTGGATTATACGTAACTGAACCTCCAACTGGTGTTGGATTCAACGTCGTTGCAGGATTGAACACAATAGTATAGACAGTTGAAGCAAGCGTTGTCGAATTTCCAGATGGATCAACATAGATGACCTGAATGTCACTCGCAACTGCGGGCGTCGAAAACGAAAATGGAAAGACTGTCGTAGCGCCATTACCTGAATAGGTAATCTTATTTGTAGTTGTTGAGACGGTCATCTCACCCTCCGAGCCTTAATTATCCCACCACCAGTCATCGTTGAAACACTAAAGAATACTTCGGTGACTAGATAGTACGTAGTTGGTGTCGTTATATTAACACGACACGGAGCAATTGGTAAAAATATATCTAAGCCTGTTGTAAAGGAACAAAATAGAACCGTAAATCCTGACCCACCCTCAGCTGGAGTAAGTGCATTTGTCACGCTACTAATACAACCAAATAGACCAGCTACGGTCGTCGTACCAGCAGGAGCCAATTCGAGATTCGCTGAGATATCCCAATCACCTGCTGTTAACGTTATCGATGCGGCTGTGGCCGCAACTCCATTCGATAAGGCTACACCAGAGACCGGGCCTGATGTAATATATTCTCCAATAAACCCCGATGCGGCGTTGCTCCCATCAGTGACGCCAACAATCTGTTGTGAGGGGATGGGGTTTTGTATAACCCCATGCCCCAATCTCAACCGATACGCTGTCGGATTTACCCTTCCTGGCGTCAGTACCATTCAATAACCACCCTTCACCTTCTTAAGATTTGGGTTGGCCTTTTTGGCTGCGGGGCTAGCCTTTCTTGTGGAACTGGCCAGGATTGCCCCTGCATTCTTCATCGGCACCCCAGACTTGGCGGCGATCGATTTCTGTGCGGCCTTAAAGCCCATTCCTTTTGCCATTACGCCCTCCCTCGTGCACCACCGCGATCAGGCGAGGTGAGTGCTCCTGCAATCATGGCAAGAGCCTGAGCTACTTGGCCTTGCATCTCCATCATCTGACGCTGCATATCCATCATCTCCTGATTTGGCTGATATGTCACTCCGCCAGGGCCCAAGTGCGTGAGTGCGGTGGCGACCTGTGACTGAAGGTCAATAATCAGCTTTTCGGAATAGGTCATCCCGATATCGAACTCGTTGATCGGATCTTTCCAAGAGAACTGCGCTGAGATCTCGATCGCCTCGTCATCGATTGGCTCCATCCCAGGCGTTGGGTTGCCGACAAAGACGATATCTCGACGCTCGCCCTTGCCTTCCCAACAAACAACGATCGCTCCCTCATCGAAGGAGTTACCTCCCGTCGTGATGTGACCCGAGCCATTCGGCTTGTAGTTCCAGTCAGATGGTGCCTTAGGATCAAGATGCATCGGTACTGGATGCTTCAAAGTCTTCGGCCGACCAGTCTCGCGGTCGACCGATTTCTCTTCCCAAAAGCAGTCGAGGACTTCGAGATAGTGAGGTTCAATTAGTCTCCATCTAGCCATTAGTAAGCCCCATAGAATAGAAGCCCGGTGACCGTAGTCACCGTGGCATTGACACAGAGTTCACCAGCCGGTGGGGTTGAGATACTGGCATACTCAATATGATCGGCCGATGGCGCCGTTGAGGTCACCGACAACGTAGGCGTTATTGCCACATTGCCTGTGCCACAATTGGTGCCGGTGCCATAACTGATCGCGAAAGCCCCTGTAGCGGCAGTATTGGTGATATGCCACCCACAAAAGTACAAGCGCTGGGATGTACCAGCTGTCGCCACCGCTGCTTGAGCACCAGTCCCGGTAAAGGTTGCGGAGTTGTTGCAGAGAACAGAGTTTGGATTGCCGATCTGAGCAGTGGATTTGTCTTGGCCCCAAACCAACCAGCATAGAAGTAGTACCAGGGCAAGCTGGAATGCACGATACCACCAATTCCAAAGTCGATCGCGCATATCAGCCTCCAATCATGTAAAACCAAGTTGCTGCTGAACCATTCCAAACCCACTTATTACAGGTTGAAGCAGCAAGAGTCTGAAGCGCCGTGTTACCCGCAACACCAACGATTGACTGGCTGGTGTTAGCCGCGACAGTCACAGCATTGGTAGCCCATGCCGAAGCAGTAACGTTACAGATTGCCATGATCTCACCATCGATCAACTGCGTTGTCGGCGGCAAAGTAATGGTGATTACAGAGCCATTAGTGACGTTGAAGAGCAACGCCCCACCAGTCACCATATTGGCAGTCGAGACGGTGGTGCCAGTTGGAGGTGTGTTCGCCCCAATCGTGAACGACGCGGTCGGAAACGCCGTGAAGTATGCGTAGCTCCGGCCGTTAGACA